AATTTATCTTCGCGTTCTAAGCTACACTTTTTTTTGTTTTTTTAGCATGGGCAGTGGATGTTCAAATGTGATCAGGTGGAAACTTGATTTTTGACCCAGCAGAGGTTACAATATCCGCAGGAGAATCAGTTCACTTTGTGAACAACATGCTACCTCCACATAACGTGATCGTTGAAGATCATCCAGAACTCGGTCATGAGGCACTCGCACTGCTTCCTGGTGAAGAGTTTGATGTAGAATTCCCTGAAGCAGGAGATTTCATCTATTGGTGTGGTCCTCATAAGGGTGCTGGAATGATCGGGACGGTACACGTTGAATGAAGTACACGCACAATTACATGAAAATTTTTCTTGATACTGCTGACACAGAAATTATTAATGAATATTTTAAAACGGGACTGGTAGATGGTGTCACTACCAATCCCACTTTGATTATGAAGAGTGGTAGAAATCCTGAGGATGTCTATCAAGAGATTAAGGACATTGGTGTCCGTGACATCAGCATGGAAGTTGTTGGTGACGAGGGTGAGATGTATCGTGAAGGCAAACGTCTTTACGAAAAGTTTGGTGATGTTTGTACTGTGAAGGTTCCTTGCACACGGGAGGGTCTTGCTGTCTGTAAGTCCCTCTCTGATCAGAACATCAAGGTCAACGTCACATTGATTTTCTGTGCTGCTCAGGCAGTTCTTGCAGCAAAGGCAGGGGCAGAGTATGTCTCACCCTTTGTAGGACGGTTAGACGACCAGTCAGTGGCAGGTCTGGAGGTTGTACGATCTATCTCTGAACTGTATCGTATTCATGGAGTCAGGACTCAGGTTCTGTCTGCATCTATTCGTAGTGTTCAACGTGCTATTAGGTCATGGTATAATGGTGCTCAGATCTGCACGATGCCACCCAAGGTGTTTGATCAGATGTATGATCACATTCTTACAGATAAAGGTCTGGAAATTTTTGACAATGATTGGAAGGAGGTACAAAAGTGACATTCACAGTATATTCAAGAGATGGTTGCCCCTATTGCACTAAAGTAATTCAGGTGTTACAGTTGGCAGAGTTACGGTTTGTGGAGTATAAACTCGGTAGAGATTTTGAACGCAAAGAGTTCTATAAACTGTTTGGGCAGAGTGCAACTTTCCCAAGAGTTAAATATGGAGAGGAGCTCCTTGGTGGATGCACCGAAACCGTAAAGTATCTAAGGGAACAAAAACTGGTCTAATGGAACAAAACCTCATCGACATCTACGATCTTATTGAACACGCAATTGATAATGCCTTTGAGGGAAAAATGAATTTAAAGTTTTATGATTATCTCAAAGAGTGTAAAATCAAAAAGCATGAAATAGATTCATTTATTTCAAGCACCACCATAAATGAAATCAATAATCTCATTGTAGATCTTGATGAATATATCAAAGGTGGTTCTGATGATATACATAAGCAACTGCGTGAGGGGTATGGACACATACCAAAACCACAGGCAAGAAAGATTAGAAACTACTTAGAAAGTTTCATAGATGATGCAGAGAGGTATAGTTATGACCGAAGACCAGGAAGACGCAAAAAATCTTCTAAATAATGAGGATACCCACATAAATCGTGGGTTTGAGTTACTACTACGTAATAGGAGGAGGAAACCAGATCCACCCAAAACTTTTCAGGTAAAGTTTGGTAAGATGGTCTCTCTCTTCCGAAGAGAGATTATCTTTCATCTAAATTTCTACCTAGACATTAGAAAGAAATAGTCTCTGGAGGACAGAAAGATGTTAGCAGTAACACTCACCATAGGAACTTTAGTTTCTCTTATGATGTTTTTTGTGGGAGGTGTGGTAGGATGGTTGGCAAAGGACCATGTATATCAAACCCAACCCGTTTACACACATCCAGAGATGTTTGATGAAAACGGCAATGTATTACCAGACGAAATTTTAGCAGTACGATTTGAAAACAGTTATGACGAGTTCGACGAAGAAGACAACGAATAAAAAAAGTTTTACGGTGAAGACATCTCCTAAACTTCCTCCTAATCCTTTTGCTCATGAAGTTCTTGAACTTGCTAGTAAGCAAAGATCTAAAGCAAAGAAGGTTGAAATTCTACAAGAGTATGCTGATCCCTCTTTGAAGTCCCTCTTTATTTGGAACTTCGATGATACCGTAATCTCTGTAGTTCCATCTGGAGATGTTCCTTATAAAGAGAATGATGTTCCTGTAGGAACTGATCATACATCTCTTCGTAAGGAGTATAAGCATCTGTACAACTTTGTAAAGGGTGGTAATGATAGTCTCTCTAGTCTTCGTAGAGAGACCATGTTTATTCAAATGCTTGAAGGACTTCATCCAGAAGAAGCAAAGATTCTTTGTTTGGTGAAAGATAAACAATTGCAAACTAAATATAAGATATCTTACGAAGTTGTTAAAGACGCATACCCTGATATCCAATGGGGAGGTCGTTCATGACAGTTGCTGTAGACCAAGAGAAAGAAATGGCAGAGTTCGGATCAGAGATTAATAATGTAAATCCCTCTGATTATAGTTGCCAAATTTTACTAGAGAAAACAACTCTTGATGCAGCAGATGACAAATCTTTTCCAAATGATGCCAGACTTATTTGGTATGTTGTTGATGGAGTAGAGTACATTGATTTGACAAGATGCACTAAGACATCTAAATTATTTGACATGTACTATGACAAGTATGGTAAAGGTGCTGTCCAAAAAATTGATTTTGGATTTGGTACAGTGAATCCAAAACTCTGGGGTCAAAAACCAAAGAAAGATAAGAAGAGAAAATGAATGACGAGGATCTCAAGGAACAAATTAACTCTCTGATCCGCGATGAAATCCAAGAGGTCATCAATGACTATGTTGATGACCAAGAACACACTCAGAAAAGTGGACTTGGATTTGTGGAGAATGAGGATGAATTAAAAGTCAGTGTCTCTCAGAAAGAGATTGATAAAATCATAAAAGAATACAAACGCATCAAGAAGAGTGAAAAATCAAACTTGTCTCATATTAAAAAGTTAGGACTGGTTGACAAACACGGAAGACCTTTAAAATAAATAAACTAGCAGGACAGACTTTATGCTCTCTACTCAATATCGATTGCGTTTGGAAGCAATCTGTAACAAGATTGTTTTAGGTGAAGAGGTTAGTTTAGATGACATGATATGGGCAAATAAACTAGCAAAATCAAATCAAAGTGCAGCATCAATTTTAAGAAAAGCACGTAGAAAAGCAAGTAATCCTGACATGCAAGAGGGTGGTCTTGATGATTTTATGAATCAGATGGACCTCGGGGATCCTGATCCATCTAATCACAGAACAGGATTCCAAAGTGCAGATGAAATCGTAGATTGGTTTAGTAGAGAAAAAACTGATGACTGGAGGCAAAGAGATTGAAACAAGCACTAGTTTACGGCAATGGTGGACAAGAATCTGAACGAGCAGTCATGGTTCTTGAAGCATGTGGTCAAGATGTAAGACAATTCTTATTGGGTATTGATTTCACCCATAAACAATTCAAAGCAGAATTTGGAGAAGAAGCAGAGTATCCACAAGTTGCTATTGGATTAGATCATCGTGGAACATTAAAAGAAACACTCAAGTACATGAGTGATAAAGGTATGTTTTTGTAAACTGTAACACAAGTTACAAAAAAACTTGACTATATAGTTCAACGGGTTTATAATACCCATACGTTCATCCAACATGTTAACACTACTGTTGGCACTGACCTTAGCCCATCACGATCCGTCACCTTACGGGTGGCATATGTCTTGTGAAAGGTTCCTACAAAGAAAAATTGAGATTCAGTTAGATGCAAACTTGGACTTTAGGTCTAAGGGAAATCTGATACTTTATCTCAAATCTAAAGTAGACGGTAAGTGTGAATCTGTGTTAACATAGGACGCAAGTAAGTCGCGGAACGGAGCGTTCATCCCATGTTTGATTTATTACTCTACTCTTCTATGCACTGCACTGATGCTGTTGATCTTATCAACCGTATTGATGCAAATAAAAGTGTAGATGTAATCATCAGGACTGAGGTGATTGAGACCGTAAAGGAAGCAACACCTGAGTGCAACTGGGACGCAAACGACTGAAGGAACGGGAAAAAACGGATCCTGCGAAAGCAGAGAAGGTTCAATTTTCACCCTAGTATTTCAGGAGTAAACCAATGAACACCTTAACACTCATCAAGAAGCAAATCGACAAGGCAGCAGCACTGCACGACGCACAAATCCTCGTTACCAAGTATCGTGGAGTTGATTGTAAAGTGCATGAGGCACCTGAGGAAACTCACGGCACCTTCTGCTATCGTGGTCGCACTTACACCAAGTGATTGCAAAACCAATTGAATAGTGTTAGAATGGGAGGGTTACCTCCCATTTTTTTATGGAAAGAGATAAACTTAAACTGATAGTAAGGAATCTAAAACTGTTGGTTGAAGCTCTTGAATCAGAAGTATATTCAGATCCTGGTGCTTACACTGACAAACGGGAGAACTTTGATGATCCCATCCCTTACCCTGTAGCAGATTACGACGAAGTATTTAATGACGATGATGACTATGACGATAGTGCGACTAATCGTATAAATAATTCATACAGATTAGTCAACGACGATGATGGAGATGGATTATAGGATACTTGATGAGTATCCTCAATATAAAATATATCCAGATGGAAAAGTTTATTCAATTAAACTTAAAAAATATATTAACGGGCATAAAAATAAAAGAGGATACTATGCTTTTACCTTGTATGATTTAAAAGGAAAAAGAAAGCATAAGGGACTACATCAACTTCTTGCTATGGCATTTATTCCAAATCCAAAGGGATATGAAATAGTCAGGCATCTTGATGATGACAAAGATAATAATTCTTTGTCTAATCTAAAATGGGGAACAATAAAAGAAAATATTGAAGATGCCATTAGGAATAATGTTTTTAAAATGCCAGACAACTCCAGAAAGTGGTTGGTTAAATCTCCTAGTGGTGATATAATAGAAGTTGAAAACCTTTCAAAATTTTGTTCTGAAAATAATCTATCAAAACAAAATTTACATAAAACATACAAGGGTAATAGAAATCATCATAAAGATTATAAATTGTTGAAAATGTTATGAGTCAAGAAGTTAAACTGATTAGTGTCACCCCAGATGCAGAGAAACACATGGCCTACTGTGCCCGTGTGAGCAACCCAGCAAACCAAGAGAATGAAAAGTTCTCTGGTCTGCTCAAGTATTGTGTGAAGCATCAGCACTGGAGTATCTTTGAGCAGGCATACATGACCCTGGAAATCAATACTACCAGGGGGGTGGCAGCTCAAGTGCTGCGCCACCGTTCGTTCACATATCAAGAATTTTCACAACGGTATGCTGATTCTTCCTTACTCGCGGAGACGATCCCTCTACCTGAACTACGCAGGCAAGACACCAAGAATCGTCAGAATTCTATTGATGATATTGACCCGTTTGTCCGTCAAGAGTTTCAGATCAAAATGCAAAAACACTTTGAAGAGGGAATGAAACTCTACAAAGAGATGCTTGATGCATCGATTGCAAAGGAGTGTGCTCGCTTTGTGCTTCCACTCGCCACACCCACAAGAATCTACATGACCGGTTCAGTGCGCTCATGGATTCATTATATCGATTTGCGTTCTGCAAACGGTACACAGAAGGAGCACATGGACATTGCTTTGGGTGCTAAGAAGATTTTTGTTGAGCAGTTTCCTGCCGTTGCTGAAGCAATGGAATGGATTTAATAAATATTAGAAAAGGATTGAACGTTTATGCCAACGTACCCCGTTATTAATAAGAAGACAAAAGAAACAAAAACTCTTAGCATGACCATGAAAGAGTATTGTGATTGGAAAGACGAAAACCCAGATTGGGATAAGGACTGGTCACAAGGTTGTGCTGGAATCGGTAACGAGTTTAGATGGACAGGAGAAGCAAAATCTAGCGGTTGGAACGAAGTTCTGGACCGTGCATCCAAACAACCGGGTGCTACGGTTCGTAAACACCGCGACTACTCCTTCTAAATTTTCCTTATGCCAGCAAAAAGAAAGTCCCAGTCTCCTATTGTTCCATTTGGAATGAGCAACAAACACATGAAAAGAAAGAAACCAATCAATTCAGATTTAATGAAGACGATTGATCCTCTTACAGAGAATCAACAAGAACTCTTCCGTTGCTATAAGAATGATCAGAACATTGTTGCCTATGGTGCAGCAGGTACTGGTAAAACTTTTATCACTCTCTACAATGCCTTGAGAGATGTGATGGACATGAAGAGTCCCTATGATAAGATCTACATCGTCAGGTCTCTTGTAGCAACCAGAGAGATTGGATTCCTTCCTGGAGATCATGAGGACAAGTCCTCTCTTTACCAGATTCCTTATAAGAATATGGTGAAGTTTATGTTTGAGATGCCCACCGATACAGATTTTGAAATGCTGTATGGTAATCTCAAAGCACAAGGAACTATTTCTTTTTGGTCTACATCTTTCATTCGTGGTACAACTCTTGACAATTGTATTATTATTGTTGATGAGTTTCAGAACTTGAACTTCCACGAACTTGATAGTATAATTACAAGGGTTGGAGAGAACTCTAAGATTATGTTCTGTGGTGATGCCACTCAATCTGATTTGGTAAAAACAAATGAGAAGAACGGTATCATTGATTTCATGCGTATTCTTAGAACAATGCCATCTGTCGATTGTATCGAATTTGGTGTAGATGATATTGTACGTTCTGGTCTCTGCAAAGAATATCTTGTTGCGAAAACGGAAATGAATTTATGATTTTTGAGCATTGTAATTATCTCGGTGACCTTGAACTAAACAAGAAAGAAACAAACGGCATCCGTCTCTATAACCTTCCAAATGGAGATTGGGTGCCTTCTATTACGTCTGTAACTTCTTTTTATAACCGACAGATCTTTGCCGACTGGCGCAAACGAGTTGGTATTGAAGAAGCAAATCGTATCACCAAGAAAGCAACGTCCCGTGGTACAGATTTCCATGCGGCAACTGAACTCTATATGTTGAATAAAGACATAAACTGGGATGAGTTTAAACCTCTAACCAAGTTCATGTTTCATCATGCCAAACCATATTTGGATAAGATAAATAATGTACATGCTATAGAAAGAACTCTGTACTCAGAGTATCTTGGATTAGCAGGAAGAGTTGACTGCATTGCCGAGTACGAAGGAGAGTTGGCAGTCATTGACTTTAAAACATCTGAAAAGATTAAACCAGAAAAGTGGTTGGAGAACTATTTCGTTCAAGAAATGTTCTATGCAACTGCTTATTATGAGTTGACAGGTATCCCAGTCAAAAAACTAATCACCATCATGGTTACTCCTGGTGGTGAGGTCAAGGTATTTGACAAACGTAACAAAGGGGACTATATTAAATTATTAGTACGTTATATTAAAGAATTTGTATCTCACAATCTTAGGACAGAGAATGGAGAATGAACTAGAAAAAGTATTAGAAAGTAAATTCTTTTGCCCTTCTCGATTTGCACAAGAGATTGAATCTCTTGTAATAGAAAACTCAGGCATGAGTTATATTGATGCTATTATATTTTTCTGCGAGAAAAATACTATAGATTTAGAGTCGGTTCCGAAGTTAATTTCTAAACCTCTTAAGGAAAAGATCAAGTATGAAGCAATGGAGTTGAACTTTTTAAAGAGAAGTTCCCGTGCCAAATTGCCCCTTTGATTTCATTTAGGGTCGAAAAATTTTCCGGCAAAAATTTGACCATATTACTTTTTTCATGATGCCTTTCGACGCATATAAACAATACCTTTCTCTGAAGAATCACTTCACGAAAGAGAAGTATGACTACCATAAGTATTGTGGTAAGAGTCGTGCGACTGTTCAATCTTTCTATAAAAGAAAAGATAGATTTTGGTTTGAAAAACTTGCTAGAAACAAAGACGATAAAGAAGTAATAGAGTTCTTTGTATCTAACTTTATCACCTGCACTGATCCAAGTAAGCTTTGGATAGGAGAGATGATACGTGAAGGTGAAGGTAGATATACTTCATGGAAGAAGAGAACTCAGTCACTTTCATATCTTTTCAAGGAAGAGACAGAGAAAATATTTTCAAGTAATAGATTTGATGACATGTTCTCTATGGAAGGTTCTAGTCATCCACAAATTCTTAAAGAATATTTGAGAGATAATATCTCGATTGAAACCTTTGTAATCCTTGATAGGATTCTAGGTTTCAGACAGGACTGGGATGATAAACTATCTGATCCAGTGTGGGAAACCGTCAGTATGAGGATGAAAAAATATTCTCCGTTCCTAAATATTGAGGTATCTCGTTATAAAAAAATTCTTAAACAGGTAGTATTAGGGTAATGAGTTTTTTCGATTCCGATGTAGTCCGTGCAGAAATGACGGAGATCAGTGAGTTACAAGACGACGTTTACAAAAACGTTTTCAATTTTCCTTCGATGGATAAAGAAGAAAAACTTTTTCATGTGTCCATGCTTGAGAAACTTTTGGATAAACAAAAGATTCTTTATACTCGTTTGAGTTTGTCTGATGACCCTGAAGCAAAAATGATGAAACAAAAAATTGTTGACTCTGCTGTTATGATGGGTCTCCCAAAAGGGACTGACATGAAGATGGTCTTTGATAACATGACCAAAATGCTTGAGGTGATGAAGGACCAGATTGACAAAACTGGTTCTGACATGTAGAATACCGAGGTACACACAAGCCAAATCCGTACAAATCCAACTAATCCTATGTCTTTCGCAAATCTTAAAAAGCAATCCTCTCTTGGTTCCCTGACCTCCAAACTGGTCAAAGAAGTTGAGAAGATGAACAATACTGGTGGCGGTGGAGATGACCGTCTCTGGAAACCCGAAATGGATAAAACTGGCAACGGTTATGCAGTCATCCGTTTCCTCCCTGCCCCTGAAGGAGAAGAACTTCCTTGGGCAAAGATGTACTCCCATGCCTTCCAAGGTCCTGGTGGTTGGTACATTGAGAACTCTCTGACCACTCTGGGTCAGAAAGATCCTGTGTCTGAGCACAACCGTGAGTTGTGGAACAGTGGTCTTGATTCTGATAAGGATACTGTCCGTAAGCAGAAACGCAAACTGTCCTACTATGCCAACATCTATGTTGTACAGGACAAAGCAAACCCTCAGAACGAAGGTCAAGTATTCCTTTACAAGTTTGGTAAGAAGATCTTTGACAAGATCATGGAAGCAATGCAACCTGAGTATGAAGATGAAACTGCCATCAATCCCTTTGATTTCTGGCAGGGTGCCAACTTCAAACTGAAACTGAAGAAGGTTGCAGGTTACTGGAACTATGATTCTTCTGAGTTCGCAGCACCTAGTGCTCTCCTTGATGATGACGATGCACTGGAAGCAGTGTGGAAGAAGCAGTATTCTCTGACTGCTCTGACTGCTGCCGATCAATTCAAGTCCTATGAGGATCTGGACAAACGTCTGAAGATGGTTCTTGGTGCCAAACCTGCCCGTCGTGTGATGGATGAGGAACTGGAAGATGAGAGTGAAGGTCGTGGATCTTTCACTCCTAACTTTGAATCCAGCAAACCTCCTGCTGACTTCAATGCACCTGACATCACTCCTACCAAGTCAGCTGACTCTGATGAGGATGATGCTCTATCTTACTTCCAGAAACTTGCTGAGGAATGATGAGATACAACCAGTTGTGCTTGACCCTTCTGGTTATCGCAGCATATATTAACTTACTGAAATAATCTAATATTATCCCCACGTTTTAAGGATTCAGTCACATACTGACTGGATCCTTTTTTATATGTCATGATGTCTTCTAAATCATCCAGGATTATATTCAGATATCTTTGCTTCAGTAGGAATATATTTCTTCTATCTTTCTGTATGTTCTCTTCATACTCATAGTTCGTTACTTCTTTTACAGGAGATACTTTTCTTTGAGTGACACCATCAAAGTACTCTGTACTGTAGTTTGATGGAACACGAAGACCAGCTTGAACTATGATGATTCCGTTATTTGGATCTACAACTTCATAAGTTTCATAATGATGTACATCATTTAATTTTTCATAACTACCATACTTATCTAACAAATAGACATCAAAATCATACTGTTTCATTGGCCATTCAGTTTGAATGTTGACAATATTATTAGAAGATAAAACAACCCAATCTAATCTAGAGTCACCATAGACATTGAATGCTACATTGTCTGGTCTATCGTCACCTTGAATTTGATACTTGGTGAAGAATGCTAGTTCCTGAAAAATATCATCTCTGAGTTTTCCTCTCTTGAAAAAATTCTTTACAGTAATATAATCTGATATGCTGGCATCAGGGAGCCTGCTGACGTAATCAAGATTGGGAACTTTGCTAAAGTAATTTGACATTTTAGAAACCTATTCTTGCGGGTAAGGTATTGTTGAGAGCAGCTTGTTCTGCAGGATCTTCTCTGAAAGATGCAAATTTATCATCGTTGTAATCATCATTGAATACAGGCTCAAGTTCAGTCATTTGTAATGTCAATCTGTATTGTGTCATATATCCACCTTTTAAAGTAGAATAATTTTGCTGAGGTGTGTAGTCAACAGCAACTCTTGTTATTGCACACTCTTTCATCTTTCCTATGAATGGATGTTCATCATTATTATCACCAGCAAGAACATAATGCACTTGGAAAGTATGTGGTGCTAACAAGAATAGGTTTGATTCTGATCTAATAGGTGCTGATCCTTGCTTGAAGAATCTAATAATTCTAACAATCATATCTGCTTCTTCTTTTGATCTTGCTGCAAGATCAAATGTAAAATCAAATGGTCTCAGTGTTGGTGCATTGAACAAGAGTTCTAAGTTGGGATTAAAAACTGCACCTCTAGTTCTTGAGAGAAGACCACCAAATCCTTTTCCTACTGCTTGAGAAGCAAATCCTTCCTCAAGTGCTTTCTTTACTTCTGGACTATTGTTTCCAATAGTGTCCTGCATATTTTGTAAAGATGAACTTACACTATCACCTGAAGCACCCGTCATTGATCTTGCTAAATCAGAACCTAAAATCTCAAATGCATTCATAGTATCAGGACCCCACTCAGCTCCATTCTCATCTTTAATACCACCAGGAATTGGTAGTATGACTGCACCTAATCTTGTTCTACCCTCTGCTTGACCATCAGGACCTACTCTAGTTCTTGCTCCAAATCCAAAATTATTTGCAGCAACTTTCTTTGCTTTGTATTCAAGCATGGTGAATGATATGTAATCTTGTTGACCACTTTGTGAGAGGGGGTATCTAAGATCTCCACCACCAGGACCTGAGAAAGATCCAGGACCTTTTCTAGTTCCAGTTTTTACTGGAATATTTAAATCAGATAATTGATTATTCGCATCACTTACAATTGTATCTGGATCAGCATCAGTCGGAGTGTTCTGCTCTCCATTTTCTAATAATTCTTCTGTTCTTTTTCTGGCAACAGGTTCTTCAACTCCAGCTGCTTTTTGTGCCCTTACTGATGTTTCAGTTGCTTGATCTTTTAATTTTTTTTGATTTTCTGGTTTTAAAAATTCTTTTTGCTGCTGCGGATTAAAAACCCCACCAAATTGTGCGGTTGGTTTAAATTTTTCCCCAGGTTTAATGGTTCCTAACTTTACATCTAACCCCGAAAAAGCACCTTTTCTCTCATAATAAGTTTGCTCACCAGTTTTTGCATCTATTATAACATACAACTTTTTACCAGGATCAACTGGTGAATCAAAAGTATTCTCGTCATTCCTTCCGCCGTAGGTTGCCATTACACACTACATTTTTATCTATTTAGCACGAACTTTGCATATTGTACGGATAGTAAATCATCTAGTTCTTCTAATTTAACTTCATATAATAATCCTGCTACTTCATTCCAAGTATAGTTTCTATATTTTCTCCAATGAAAATTAAGACCTCTGAATCCCCATCCATTTATTTCTACACATGCAATTAATGGATGCTGATCATAAGTAATGTCTGGAGTTTTTGCATTGTAAACGAAAGTATATAAACTACCCTCTTCTGGTATGGGAGTTACAGTTTCTTTCAGTGCATCCATGATCATGAGCATTTGATCTTCCTGATCCTGAGTGTCATTTAAGTCACCAAGTATTGGTAAAATACGATTGGATGATGATCTTAATTTTTCTAACCTTCTCTCCTCTTCTCTAGCATTTATTTGTGCTTTTACTTCTTCATAAGAAGGACCACCTGCTCTTCTTCTTTTAGCACGTCTTGCCATTACTTGATACCTAACTCGTCTTCTGTGATTACTTTAAAGTTTATCCTTCTATCTTCACAAAACTCTACTGCTGCTTTCCACTTTGCTTGATTCACAGCATAAGTTTTGCATTCATAAAGGTATGATTTAGTAACTCTTGTTTTCTTTTTTGGTGGTTGAGTTTGTCTTTTTGGTTTTACTTCGATGACGTAGGTTTTGATTTGACCTGTACTTTCCCTCACTTTTATGATAAAATCTGGAAAGTATCTATGAACTCTTTTGTCAACTGGTGAGATATATGGAATCCAAAATTCTTCACTACCCCACTCAAGAATGTTCTCATTTAGATCACAGTAACGACAAAACTTTCTTTCCCAACTGCTACGACAAATAATATTGTCTGCATTTCCTTTATATTTCTTCGGGAAGGAAGGTTTGTATTTACTTTTTATACTTTCTCCCATACATAGTATATAAGGTAAAAACTATTTATAGATGCCTAGCATAAAGTCGGTTTCGGATATTAAATCATCCCTTTTAAGACCTGCACTCACCTCTCATTATCTTGTCGAAATTGGTTTGCCCTCTAATGGGACGGCAGGGGACGGTGCTTTCAGATCTCATCTAAAAGAAGATGGTATCGAATTAAATACAATCAGACAGGAAAAACTAAACTTGCTCTGTGCCGAGGCAAGTCTTCCTGGATCTAGTGTCGCAACATTTGAAATTAATAATGATTACAGTGGCACCACTGAGAGACATGCACACAGAAAGTTTTTTGATGATAGAATTGACTTTACTTTCTATGTTGATGCGGAAGATTATCTCCCCATCAAGTTCTTTGAATCTTGGATTAGATATGTAACTGGATCTGGAACTACAGATACTAACTCAGAGAAAGCAAAAACATATTTTTACAGGATGAATTTTCCTGATGAATATACCTCAGACCAAGGATTAACTGTCACTAAATTTGAGAAAGATACTTATAAGAGAGAGGGAAAATTTACAGCTACTGGAAATGGTCTGGTCTATACTTTTATTAGATCTTTTCCTATTTCAATTACATCAATGCCAGTTTCTTATGAGGGTGCTAACCTATTGAAATGTACGGTCTCAATGTCATACATTAGATATATTGTTGAAGCATTGAAGGACACTCCAGGTGGAAGAGAGTCAACGACTAATAATGATGGATCAAGATTCTCTAATTCTTCGTTCTCTGCACAACAATTTTTAGACCAGAACGGTCAACTGAGATTAGGATCTCAAAATATTGCCTAAATATTCACACTGAAAAACTCTATAGGACATTATGCCTTTACCAAAGATTGCTACACCAACTTATGAACTTGAGTTGCCATCTACAGGACAATCAATTCAGTACAGACCCTTCTTAGTAAAAGAAGAGAAGGTTCTGGTGATTGCTTTGGAAAGTGAAGACACAAAGCAAATCACAACTGCCATCAAAACAGTTATCAAGAACTGTATTAAAACTAAGGGAGTTAAGGTCGAAAGTCTTCCTACATTTGACATTGAATATTTGTTCTTGAATATTCGTGGTAAATCTGTCGGTGAAAAGATTGAAGTAAATATCATTTGTCCTGATGACGAAGAGACAGAAGTCCCTGTAGAAATTAATATTGATGACATTCAAGTCATCAAAGATGACAGTCATGATAATAAGATCAAGATTGATGATAGTATTATGATGGTCATGAAGTATCCTTCATTGGATCAATTCATTAAGAACAACTTTGATTTCAGTGATAAGAATGCGATGGATCAATCATTTGAATTGATTGGATCTTGTATTGATTCTATTTGTAGTGAAGATGAAGTATGGGCAACAGCAGATTGTTCAAAGAAAGAAGTAAATGAGTTTCTTGAATCAATGAACTCATCACAATTCAAAGGCATTGAAAAATTCTTTGAGACAATGCCTAAACTTTCACATACTATTTCAGTTACTAATCCAAAAACTAAAGTTGAAAGTGAGGTTGTGCTTGAGGGACTGGCAAGTTTTTTCGCATAGCCTTGGTTCATATGAACCTAGAGGCATACCTGAAGTTAAACTTTTCCTTGATCCAGTACCATAAATATTCATTAACGGAGATTGAAAACATGATTCCGTGGGAACGTGATATTTACGTTGCATTATTACAAAATCATCTTGAGGAAGAAAAACTAAAGCATCAGCAAGCGAATGGCATCTAGGACTAGCACCGATCCAATAGAAATACTCTTAGAGATGGGTGTAGACCTGGATAATCTCTCCGAAGAGGAAGATTATCTTAGTGCCTTGATGGAGGCAGTTAATACTTTAACGATTAAAGATGCAAAGGATCCTCGCATCAGTCCTCTTCAGCAAGAAATAAGAAAGGTAAGAACAAAAAGAAAAGAAGCAGATCCTAAGTTTAAAGCAAAGAAAACAAAGATATCTGCAGGTGCATTTAAAAAAGGATCTGCCACAGGAGTCAATCTTAAACCAAAAGCATTACCGACTAGTGCATTGGTTCCTTATCAGGCACCTGAAGCAGTAACAGAAGAAGAGGGTGGAGAAAAGAAAAAGAGAAAGAGAAAACCAAAAGAAAAAAATCTTTTAAAAGAGATTGCTAAATCTGTCACCAACATTGCTGACACACTGAAGAAACAATATGACTTAAAGAAAAAATTTACAGAAGAAGAAAGAAGGAGAGCAGAGCAGCAGAAAAGAAAGTTACAAGAAGCAGGACTTGAAAAAAGATTTAAGGGTATCTTAAAAACTGCTCAGAAAATTATTGCGCCTATCAGAAGTATCTTTGATAGAATAATACAGTTTCTTACGATGGTGTTCTTGGGTAAATTCTTATCTAAGTTAGTCGATTGGTTTACTAATCCTGAGAATCAAAGTAAGGTAAAATCTATTATTAGATTCCTCTCAGATAATTGGCCAAAGTTATTATCAGCATATATTATTTTTGGAACAGGTCTTGGTAAGTTCTCAAGGTTCCTTGTTAAGGTTCTTGCCAGAGGTGCTGTTCGATTAGCAGCAGCAACAGCAGGGTTACTTGCTAGATTGTTTGGTGGAAGGGCACTGGGAAGGTTCTCAAGATTCCTTGGTAAGAGAGGTAAATTAATTGCTGGTGGTGTAGAAGCAGTCACCACTATCTTTGCATTCAAAGCACTTGAAGATGCTTTTACAAAAAATTTAGGTCCTGAAGAATCTGCAAGTATTGATAATGATATTCCTGTTAGTGGATATCAAGGTGGTGGATTAGTACAACCTATTTTTAAATTCCAAGGTGGAGGACCAGTAAAGTTTAATCTTCTTGATCCACGCACTTGGATGAGTGGTAAAGCTCAACAAACTGTTGATGATAAAACAGGTAGATATAATGATGATACCTTAAGTGGTAGACTTCTGAATAGAAGAAATGCCACCAACGAAGCGATCATGAAGATGCGTGGTTATGAAGAAGGTGGAGAGGTAGACGGACCAGCTGGTATTGATAAAGTCCCTGCGATGCTCACTGATGGTGAGTTTGTTATGTCTCGTGGTGCTGTACAGAAGTATGGTGTCAGTCAATTAGAGGCAATGAATGCTGCTGGTGGTGGCACCAACAGACCAAAGATAATGAATGGCACGGTATTTGCCAAAGGTGGAGGACATGTCGGTGATCGTGAGAAAGCACCTGATAAGATGTTAACTCCTGTTGAAAAAATTGCACCATCTATTTCTTCAAGTACAATCAAACCCTCTTTTGTTCTTGCACTTAAGGATGGAGTGCAAGGTAAGTTAGATAAAGCAACTGGTAAGTTCACTCCTGCAGAATTCACGGAAGCAGAGAGAGCAAGATATACTAAGTTTGGTGGAAAAATTCCAGAGAAACCAAAGAAACCAGAGAGAAGTGATTTCCCTATGGGAAGATCTGGTGCTAAAAAATATCAAGAAGCAAAAAAAAGTTTTGAAGCAGCTGCCGCAACTTCTAAGGTAACTCCTGTAGCAACTCCTATAACTCCTAAAGCAACTACTAAAACATTAACAAAAGAACAGTTACTAGGAAAATCTGGTGTCATGCCAACGGCAGATCAACTTAGTGCGACGGCAACAAAGAGACATGCTGAGTTGATGAAGTCCACTGATCAAAAGAAAATTGCTGATTATGATGCTAAGCATGGTGCTGGAGCATACTCTAAGAAACTGCAGGAAAAACTGAATAAAATGTATTCGCCTGAAAAGGCAAAACAGATGACGACAGGTAAAGTAAAACCAACAGGAAAGGTTGTTGGAAGAGAAAATCTGTCACCTCAAGCACAGGCAGCAATAGCACGATTGGAGGCTAAAAAAGGATTGCCACCTGATATGCAGTACACCAGAAATGGTAAGAAGATATCTGCAGAAGAGTTTAATAGAACCAAAAACATGGTAGGTGCAGCAAAAGAGGGTGGTGCTAAAGGTGTGTTAAATCACATGCTCTCAGGTGTGAAGGGAATGTTTGGTGGAATGTTTAGTAAAGTTCAGGGTGCTGTTAGTGATCCTAAATCTTTTGTTGAATCCATGGGTGGAACCGTTATGGATGGAAATAAACTACCACCAACAGCAGAAGAACAGAGATATATTGATGAAGATAGGGCAGGCAGAGCAAAGATAGATGCTAAGTACAAAGCCAGAAATGAAGAGAGGAGTAAGGCTGCAGCAAAACAAGATAAGCACGACCGTTTGTTTGGAGAATATAGATCGATTGTGATGAATGAAGATCATCCTCTACATCGTAAAGTAGCTGGTGATCTTTTTACTGATGATGAAGGCATGAAGTTTGCTGACTTTAAAAAATTTAAGGCACAGCAAAGTCAAGCAAAGTTATCACCAAATCAACCACAACCAAAGGTATCTGCACCACAACCACCAACACCTCCAAGCAATAATGTTCAGGTGATTAAATCTCCTAGAAAGAAACAAACAAGAGCAACAGAGTCGGGAAGCACTGGAGGGTCTAATACCCCCAATATCAATGCTGGTAATGGTGATTCAAGCAAGTTTAAAATTTATGGTTTTTCACCACCGAGGTAAGTAAATCATGTTACCTATGTTAGCAAGAACAACTGGTAGTGCCTTAGCCCGTAACATTACGGGTAAGAGAAAGACAGTGCGAGCTGGTGCTATCAAACCAAACACTCAGATGATTCCTGATAGAAAGAGTGGTGCATTAGTTAAACAACCAAAATCATCTTCGGCAATCATGAAACCAATGGCACCACTCAAGGAGGCCACTGGTTCTGCTGCTAAACCTGCTGCTAAGGATGATTATATGACAATCATTCATAGTAAAGTTCTTGAGATAGAAGGGATTCTCAAGGGAACATTAGCAGCAGAGAAGGAAGAGCAGAGACAAAAAAGAAAAGCACGAAAGGATGAGGACAAGGCAAACCAAGAAAAGAAACTAGAAGCAAAAGACGATAAGCAAGATAAGAAAGGTATTAAGATGCCTAAGGTTCCTCAGGTAGGAATCTTTGGATGGATAAAAAGGTTTATTGGCAATGTAATACTTGGAATATTTTTGTCCAAGATGGTTGACTTTGCACCTGCATTGGGTGGATTTATAAAAGCAGCAGATGGTATCACTACATTCTTAGCAGATGTAGGAATAAAATTAGTTGATGGTCTTGCTACATTTGTTGACTGGGGATACAAAGCATATGATGCAACTCAAGGATTCTTAGAAAACTTTGGTGTTGGTCAAGAACAATTTGATCAATTCTCTGGTGCTGTGTCTGGAATGATTGATGCATTGATCATTGCATCAGTCATTCTCGCGGCAAGGGGTGAAGATGGTTTAGGACCTGGTGGTCTTGACAAAGCAAGAAGACCTCAAGGACGTACACCTGGTGTAACACAAGGTCGTGGTGGACAAAGACCTAGAATGAGATTTCCTGGCACTGGACCAAGAATAACTCAGGGTCGTGGTGGTCCACGTCGTCCTGGAGCACCAGTCACTCAAGGTCGTGGTGGTCAAGGAACAAGTCCAAGATTTCCTGGAACAAGACCACCAGTGACTGGTGGAGGGACAACTCCAAGACTTCCTAAAGGAACAAAAGGTGGAAAAGGTAATTGGTTACTAAGTTTAATCCTTGCACCATTTGAATTTTTTGGAAGAAAAGGTGAGGGACAAACCGATCTTCAAGCTGGAGTTGGCACTGCTGGTAGCACTGCTGGTGGATATGCTGGTATGAAAGCAGGTGGTGCATTAGGTGTTAAAATAGGAGCATTCCTTGGACCTAAAGGTGCATTAGTTGGTGGTATTCTTGGTGGAATAATAGGTGGAATTGTTGGAAGTGTAACAGGTGGAGCAGCAGCAGATAAGTTAACAGGTGCAGACAAGGTTGGACAATATCAAGAAGGTGGTAGAATTACCAAGAAGTCAAAAGTAAAACGTGGTATTAAAACTAAGAAGAAACCAAAGAAATTAAATCTTAGAAAACCAATAAAACAAGATCTCAAAGATCTTCCACCTCCAGCAAAAGGTCAAGAACCTACACAACAGAGAGCATGGTGGGACTTCCTTGGTTGGGCTGGCACTGGTCAGAAACAACCACTTGGTCCTGGTGGTGAGATGCTCGCAGAAAAAGTAACCAATGTAGGTAACACTCTTGGTAGAGATGATTTCTTCGGTCCTGTTTTAAAAGTAACCTCAAAAATTATTTTAGATCAGGAAGTTAACAACATAGATTATCAAAACGTAAGTCGTGGAATTAACTTATTACTTAATGAAGGAATTAAAGCAAACAAAGTTGCTCAAGGTGCTTTTAAATATCAAGAGGGTGGGGAAGTATTGCCCATAAAAACTGCGATTGATGCTGGAAGGTGGATAGAGAGCACTTTTAGATCCACAATTAGAAACAGTTCTGAAAAATCAATCATGCGTTCTGGATCCTCATTTACTAAAAATAAAATGAATGAGGCATCAACTGCAGGACCTGGAACTGCTGCTGGAGAAAGAGATTCTGCTTCTGGTGAAATGGTTCCTGGCACTCAAACAGGTTCCACAACTTCAAAATTTGGAACGGTAGAGCAAAAGAAGATGCTTGATGCCATTGCTTTTGCTGAAGGAACGACAGGAAGTTATGGAACTCTTTATGGTGGTAGGGTAATAGATGAACTTGCTGCAGGGGAGATGACAATAGCAGAAGTTCTTAAGATGCAGAAGAGTAAAATGTATAAAGGTGAAAGTGTTTATGGTTCGGGATATGATTCTAATGCTACTGGTAGATATCAGTTTATGTCCTATGTCTTAGAGGAAGAGATAGGCAAACAAGGTGCAGATCCCTCTGAGTTGTTCACCCCTGAGATGCAGGATAAATTAATTCTCAATAGGATTTCAAGAATGAGAGGAGTTACTCCAGAACTCTTGGCAGCAGAGGGTATGAGTGATAAGGTTATTGATATGTTAGCACCTGAGTTTGCATCGTTCCCTAACTTGTTTGGTCCAGATGCTCAAGGTAGAGTGGGAACTAATACAAGTTACTATGGTCAGGGGGGCAAGACAGCAGCAGAAATTAAAAAAGCATATGGAGATTCCACAGGAGAGTCCTCTGCTATTGAGATAGCAGACACTCAAGCACAACCTACTGCACTTAATATTGAACCGTCATCAATTACTCCAGTTGAAAAAGCAAGTGAACCAGTTGGTCCAGCACCTGGTTCTGCAAATGCTGAGAAGGAGGCAATTGCAGGAGCACTTGGTGATTTTATGAAAGCAAATAGATCTAAGATTGGAGTTACTGGATCTATTCATCAATGGTTACCAAGACATCCACCCAAGAAGGTTAGAACAAGTTATCAATCATGGCATAATGTGAACAGAGCACTTGATATTGGTGGTTGGTCTCCATCTAGTCCTGAGGGAGGTGGTGCTGATGAACAGGCACCTGTGATTGCTGCATTACTTGAGTGGAATAAGAAGAACGGATATAATCCCGTTGAATTAATTCATGGTTCTCCCGCATATAAGAACGTTGGAAGTTATAGAAAGTATCCCGATGTTCACCATCATCATGTTCATGTAGCATATGAAAAGGGTGGCATGACTCTTGACAAACCTCATCTTGCCATGTTAGGTGAGAAAGGAAAAGAGATTGTCATCGATAATGATAGTAGTGTCAGTGAAGTTTCCCCGATGCTTCTGGCAATCAATGCAGCAAAGAACAAACAAGGAGTTTTAGATGCTATTCAAAACTTTGCCCCATATGATGAGAGATCAAGCAAAACCATCTCTGTTCAGGAAGAAGAAATGCCTGAAGAGAGTGGTTACGGTGGTCAAGCAAGAGGTGGATTGCTCCCAGTGATGATGGGTTCTCCAGATAATTCTTTTGACTTCTTAGAATATCAAGGTTAAATAGTAGTGAGAGGTAATAATTAATGACACAACAAATATCTACAAAAGCAGCAGATCCTGGTATTGTAGAACAGGTAGACATTTATTCTAATGTTGATCCAAGTAAAACTGTTAGCCTTGTCGGAGGTCTTCTTAGTTTCTCCTACATTGAAAGTATAATGAGTGACACTATCAAAGTGAATCTTTCATTTAGTGATAGTGGTGATAGTATTGATGGTAAAACAGTGACAGAGGGTCTTCCTCTTGTTGGACAAGAGAAAGTGGTAATAAAATTTGCAGATAATAATGAAAATTTTATTGGAGATACACCTCAATTAGTGATGTATGTTAATAAGATTACTAATGTCGGAGATAGAACACAGAAATCTGTTATAAATCTTGAACTTGTATCAAAAGAATATATCTTGAATGAAAAGATAAGAGTAACACAAAGATTTGATGGAAAAATATCAGATCATGTTCAAAAAATTCTAACAGATCAAAAGTATTTGAAGACAGAGAAACCAGTAACAGTAGAAGATACAATCAATGAATATAATTTCTTTGGTAATAATAAGAAATCATTTTACACTGTGACTTGGTTGTCGAAGAAAGCAGTTTCCTCTGAGCATCAAAAACTAGGACAGAGTGCTGGATTCTTTTTCTACGAAACTTATGATGGATTCTTTTTTAAATCTATCGATGGTCTTCTAAGTCAAGAACCAAAGTTAAAGTTGATCTATAATGAGACACCAGATACCTCAGGTGCAAATATTCCTGATGGATATGACCAGAAAATTTTAGATTTTCAGAAGAGTAATAATGTAAATGTGCAAGATAAATTAAAGATGGGTGCGTTCTCTACTAGAACAGTTTTGTTTGATCCATTTACATGTTTTTATGAAGTCAAAACACCAAACGCAGAGGAATCTCAAGATTCTCTTAAAATGGGTGGTAAAAATTTGTACCTTGCCTCAGAGGAGTTGAGAAATAAAGAGTTTGATATTCCAGGAGCAAACAAAGAGTTTTCAAGGACACAATATTTTTTACTTGACAGTGGAACAGCTCCTTCGGGTAGCACTGATCAACAGATTGAAAAGTCAGCAGAAGAAAACTTTGAGTATGGACAAATTGCAAACCAGTCAGTCATGAGATACAATCAATTGTATTCCATGAGATCTAGTATTACCATTGCTGGTAACTTTACATTGCGAGCTGGTGATACAATTTACATTGATTCTCCTGGATTGCAGAAGGAAAGGACCCAGGAGGTAGACCACAAAGATGGCGGTCTATATATTATAACGGATATCTGTCATCAACTTACCTCTGAAGGCACATACACTCGATGCAATTTAGCAAGAGATTCCTTCGGAAGAAAACCTAAAAAACGTTAAGGAACTATGTCTGATAGAAGTATTCAACAACACATTAACGATGATAAGGACCTTTTGGAGAACGGAACTCTGTCTCCACAAATGCGTCGTCATGTAGCAGACGAACTGGATCACCTTGAGCAGTACCAAGCAAATCATCCTGATGATGATCATGACCCAACGTCATTTGAAATGTATTGTGATGAGAATCCAGAAGCAGATGAATGTAGAATTTACGAGGATTGATGGAAGGAGGAACACTATTTAATCCAGGATTTCTTGGAGCAGCTTTTCTATGGTGGGTCGGTCAAATTGCTGACGATTCCACTTGGAGAGATAATATCAATGCAGGAAATTATGAGGATGCAGATGGTGTTCCTGGATGGGGTAGAAGATATAAGGTAAGAATTATTGGTCTCCATGATCAGGGTGAGGTAGAGATTCCTTCTGATCAGTTACCATGGGCAAACGTAATGTATCCCATCACTGCTGGTGGATTCCAAACAAATAGTGGAGCAACACCACAACTTCGTCAAGGAAATATGGTGTTTGGATTCTTTCTTGATGGACAGGATCAACAAGTTCCTGTCATCATGGGAGTTTTAGGTAACAACTCTCAGACACAACTGTCTCAAGTTATTGGTGATGATTCTGTTACCAATGCTCAGGCAGGTAGTATTGCAAGAAGTGGATACTCTACTGGAGCAAGATCCAAAGGTGCTGCGACCGAAGTTGCACCAGATCAAGATTTAGTAATTAAACAACCTGCGAGAAGGAGAAGAGGACAAGGTGGTAGAGGTGGAGATACTGTGAGGAGGGTAGCATGACACAAACACCTTTTGATGCAGATGCTGCAAATGATAGAAAAAATGCAAGTGTTGATCGATCATTAGAGGCAACTCTTGCTAGAGAAGAGGCAGCAACAAATGCTGCTCTTGAAGCCGAGGCACAAAGACAGGCGCAACAACAGCAACAGCAAGAGGATAATGCAGAGGCAGGACCAGGTGCTGCACCAGAACCAGGTGCCACTCTTGAAAACGAAGGTGTTCATCACATCACTGCTGGTGATGTAAAGAGGCAGGAAAAATGTGAAGAGAAAATAGTTTTAATGAAACCAGACGAACCTGTCATGTCTGCTATGAAAGGCATTCAAACTGCCATTGAAAATATGACTAGAAAAATTGACAAATATCTTCAAGCAATTCAAAGTTATGTGGATGCAGTTTCTAGTGTAATTAACGACATTAAGAAACTTATATCAGATATTGCACGGGAAATTGCAAAATACATGAAGATTATCATGGACAAGATCATGGAATATGTCCTAAAGATTTTAAACAAAGGTCTTACTGCAGTTGTTGCTGCATTGCCATCTAGTTTAAGATATCAATTTGGTGATATGAAGGAGGTTTTTACTGAACTCATTCTTTGTCTTTACAATAAAATGATGGATGGTATGGGTGAAACAATTGCTGGTGCAATAACAGATGCTATCAATCCAGATCAACTTGAGAAAAATGCTAATGATAGAGCAAACAATGGGCAAGATGCAAACGGGCAACTGAATGGTGCTCAAACAAGTCCACAAGTATCACCATGCTATGCTGATGAATTAGTCAGTCAAGTTCTTTCAAGTAAGAGATCTCAGATAGATGATGCTAACAATAATTTAGTCGATAATATGAATGCATATCTTGAAGATGTCACAGGGACATTATCAGGTATTAGTGGAGCACTTCAAGAGGGTCAGGATGCACTTGGAAACTTGGGTGATATTACAAACATGATTCCAGATATTTCTGGTGGAATGGCAGCTGCATTAAATTTTACCAATATAAAGTTGAATGTATTTGGTTGTGAGTTGCAACCAAACATGGCAATATCAGATTTTTATACCTTCTGTAATGCAGGTGGTGCAGCACCCGCAGCAAAAACACCAAGCACTGCTGCTGTTGCAGAAAATGTAGAGAATGCACCAGCAGCACCTGCAGTAGAACCTGTTCCATTTGCAGAAGTTCCTAAGGATGCACCTGATGTTGATAATACAACTGCTGGTCAAAGTGATCCTATTGGAGCAGACATTGACGCAGAACTTGAAAGAGCTAGAGCAGGTGATAGATCTGGTCTTGATGATGCTCTTGATATCATCTGATAAATACAAAATATGAAGACAAGATGTAATCAATAATGTCATTCAACGTATTCGGTCCCACTACTGGCAAAGATGTTAGAGTCGGATACATTTCGACAGAAAGAGGATATGTCACAGGTCTCACTGTCTTAGAAGCAAATCAACACGCCTTTAAAAATCCAGGTACTCAGTTTATTCTGACAACCAGAGATAAGACAAGATATTTAAACATTAATGAAGTAAATAAATTAACAAAGGAAGATCTTTTACCCAAAAATAATGCAGCACAAGGAACTTGCGATGGTATAACGGGATTAGATCCTTCAGATACTAAACCAACCCCACCAACTGTCGTCATCAGTGGTGGTGGAGGAGTTGGTGCTGTTGGAAATCCTGTGATAGGAGAGGATGGATCTTTATTAGATATTATTGTTACTAACGGTGGTTATGGTTATGCGGTTCCACCACAAGTTTCATTTGTAGATCCAGATAGATTTGGATCTGGAGTGGTAGCAAATGCAACTATTGGATTAACTACAACTACTATTTTAGAAGAGTACACTGCTGAAGATGAATTTGAAGAATATAATTTTTCTCCTGACGGTTCAGAACTTTCTGGATATGGATCTGTAGTTGACGTTGATGGTCAAACAATTGGTGATTGGGATCCAACATTATATACATCCTTTGAACAAGACCCTATTGGAATTGAGATTGCAAGGTATCAACAAATTTTAAGTGAAATTGATAATCCTTGGTGGCATACAAGAAAAGAGACACCATTGTCTGTGACATTCCTTGACAAAACAACTAGAGTTGTTCATGAGGTTAAGCACCCAGAGTGGGCTAGAGCATTAACAAAGAAAAAAACTGATACAACAAACACATCGAATACCACAAGCACAGTAAGCACAGAGTTTACTGAAGTTGAATTTGAAATCTATACTCAAGGAAATCGAGATGCGAGGCAGACCTTAACATTTAATTTTATTGCTGAGGATAACTCTCACAAACTTCAGTTTAAAGCATCTAATTATAGAGAAGAGAAGAAAACTAAAGTCACTAAAAGAATAAAGAAAAATACAAAATATAAAGTTGTTTCTACTGGATCTCACAGAGGTAAAGGTACTGAACAAGGTCTTGTTGCTGGCATTGGAAGAAAACCAAAGGAAATTAAAGGGAACAAAAAAGGATCTGTAATTTTTGCGGACTTTGTTAAGTCCGCAAATGATAATGATGACTTACAAATCAGAGCAACTAAAGGTATATTTACTGCAGATAGATTACCTGAAAAACCTGAGGGTCATAGTACATATGCTTTAACATATGAATTGAAAGATGATTCTGTCTCTAAAGCCCGTAAAACTAAACCATCAACTAAAATTGTAAAGACAGAAGTAGACAGCTTCATGAATAAGTATGCTGTCTGTCCTACATCAATGTCTAATGTTCCTGGTAGTGACTATGCTGGTAGAATTTGTACCTTTGAGTGGGAGGAGGACTTTCCGATAACTGGAGATTATATCTTCAGAGGCATGGCAGATAATATCAGTAAGGTTTATATTGATAATGATATTATCATGCAACCCAAACATTTTAGAGGATATCCTCTTCCTAAAGATATTGTCAAAAAAACTATAGAATCTGGTCCACATAGAATTAAAATTGATTTATATAATATTCCAATACTCGAACCCAAACCTCAGGCATCTGGACCACAAGATCTAACTATTACATATCATGGATTGAATCGTGGTTCTAGTATAAAAGTTTCTGAAGAAAGAGTATATCCAATTAAAGTAGCAGATCGTGGAAAATTAGGTAGGGGTAATAATGCTGCAGTTAAATCTGTTTCTAATAAGACAATTAAATTTACAGATTCGACCAGTCAAAATGATACTGATGCAGAATTCAAGATCGTATCACCATCACCTGGAGTAAGTGCTAAATTTAGAGGAAGTAATGATAACAATCTTGAGTTAGTTGTCAAGGGAAAAGGGGATGTTACCCTTCGATTGGAATGGAATGATGACCCAAGGAGAAATGGTGAGGCAGTTGGCAACATCAAAGTCGCTGGTGAGACGTGGAAACAGAGAGCATTTAAAGATAAAAAAGGAGATGTAGAGAAAACTATCAATGTAGGATTTAAAGAAACTAAAGAGGTGGTGGGAAAAGGTGGATATATCGTTAGTGGTGATAAGAAAGAAGTTAGAATGAAGGATGGTCATGGTGATGACATCAACTCTACATTTTCAATCCAAGATTCTACAAATAATGCCAGATTCTCTAATGATGGAAAGAGATTAATAACTGATGGTCCTGGTAACGTTGTATTAAGATTACAATGGAATGATAATCCCAAAACTGCGGGAGTTGCTGTAGATAAAATTGAGGTTGGTGGTGTAGTATTGGATCAAAGACGTGAAAAAGGTAGAGTTACAAAAACTCTTGTCGTTAAAGGTAGTTCATCATCAAGCAAGTCATCCAGTAATAGTCAAAGTCCTGGTATGATTTTCAACACCATTGATTATATTAAAAAAGCAGACAGGAAACTTTGGAGAACAAACGTATTTAATCGTGGTGGATTCCTGAACGATTATGGTGTTTGTCCTTTTGACACCAGAAAGGTTTTAGATGATAACCCATATGGTGGTACTCATGTAATACGTTGGGAGCATGTAACTTTCCCTGCTGATGGTAACTATAAAATTACAGTTGATTGTGATGATAGGGTAAAACTATTCATTGGCAATAGAACTGGTTCAGGTGCCATTGGAATTGGCAACGGACTAAAAGATATTGAGGAGGGTGGTGATGAAGTAATTATTGAAAATGGTATGGATAAGAAAACCTATACCAAATTCTTTAAGAAAGGACAGTATCGGATTAGAGCAGAACTCTATCAGAAACCTGGTGGTAGGTTTGGTTTTGGTACAGATGGTCGTGCAGAACTTTCAGCAAGATTTTCAAAGCAGGGAAATGATCTCTTTTTAGTCGTCGATGGTAATGGCACGGGAACGATTAATTTCAAATTAAGAACAGATGATAATCCAAGGGCTAAGGGAAATGCTCTTACTCAATTACAAATTGGTGGTGTTACTTTAAAAAGAACTAGAGATAGAAATAGAGGATTTAAAGAGAAAGAAGTTATAACTGGGTCTGGCACATTTACTGGAGGACAAAAATATAAAATTGTTGTAAGAGGTTCTTCTCCTACGTCAGGAAGTGTTATTCGTGGAGGAGGAGATAGAATAGTATTTGATGATGATATTGGTAATGGAGTTGATATGAATGCAGAATTGACTCTTGGTCGGATAAAAGATGTTAAATCTTCTCCAGTCAAAGGATTAAATCCAATGGCTCTTGCGATGACTATCGAGGGACAGGCTGCTGAAGAAAAGAAAATCTCTTCTAGATCTTGGCATCAAAATCCATTTGGAGCAGCACTTACAATTGAAGCACCACTACCACCGATACCAGAATCTCCTAGAGTTCTTGCAGAAGGTAGATGTCCAGAGAATCCTACCTGGACAACTAGATTCTCAGGTGGACAAGAAAAATGGTGGCCAGTGACACATCGTCGTGCTGATGGTTCAAGAACATGGTCTAAGTTTATGAATAGATATGCGATCTCACCCATCCCACCACTTGCACAGAAAGGAACAGATGGTTCTGGTATAGTGTATACTAATAGTTGGACCATTGATGTACCGTACAGTGGATTCCATGCAATGAAAGGAACAGTTGATAATGGAGGTAGAGTATTAGTTGATGGTCAGGTAATCCTTCAAGGAGGATACTTCTCTGGTGCAAAGTTTGCAGGTAGTGTAAGAACTTTAGAGGGATTTGGTTCAGTATCTCCTAAACTTAAAAAATTCTACCTAGAAAAAGGGAGTCATACCATTACAGTTGAAGTTGAGAATCGAGATCATTCCACGAAAAAAATTGTTGAAAAGAAAATCTTTACCACTAAAGATTGGATTAAACCAGTTAAGGAAGGTTCTCCAGCTCCAACAGAACTCACAGTTGAGTATAGAGGATTGAATCAAGGGATTACCAAAACAGATACTGGTGAAAAAAGATATCCAATTAGAGTGGCAAACCCTGGATCTTTGGGTAGAGGACCTACTGCTAAAGTTAAATCTGTTTCTAAAAAGACAATTAAATTTACAGATGCGGCTTATCAGGATGATACTGATGCAGAGTTCAAAATTTTATCACCATCACCTGGAGTAAGTGCTAGATTTAGTGGGAGTAATGATGGCAACCTTGAATTAGTTGTTAAGGGGAAAGGAGATGTTACTCTTCAATTGGAGTGGGATGATGACCCAAAACGTAATGGAGAGGCAGTTGGTAACATTAAAGTTGCTGGTGAAACATGGAAACAAACAGCATTTAAAGATAAAAAAGGAGACGTTAAGAAAACAATTAACGTAGGATCTAAAGAAACTAAAGAGGTAGTCGGTAAGGGTGGTTACATCGTCAATGGAAAGAGAGACGAGGTTAGAATGAAGGATGGTCATGGTGATGACATCAACTCAACCTTTAAAATTGAAAGTTCAACTGTCGATGCAAAGTTTTCTTCAGATGGTAAGAGAATTGAATACAAAGGGTCTGGTACGATTACCCTTAAATTATTCTGGGATGATAATCCACGTACAGCTGGTGTTGCTGTTGATAGTATTGCCGTGGGTGGTAAAGTTTGGAATCAGAAAGGAACAAAAGGATCAAAAACTCAGACCATCAATGTAACATCTCAAAGTCCTGCAGAAGCTGCAGTAAAGGGTGGACAGAAAATTGGTGGAGTCACATATGAAGGTCCTCCATTATTCAACTTTAAGCACAGGCTTTGGAGTGACTTTATGAATAGTAATAGTGTGTCTCCATTCTTAGGAATTTCATTGGATGAGGATAATGACACCATCACTGGCACAAGAACATACATTTGGAAAAATGTTAACTTCCCTGAAACTGGTAGATATAAAATTTATTTTCAATCAGATGATCAAGCAGATCTTTTCATCGACGGCAATTTAACGAAAAAATCTAGAGGATTTAGAGGAGATCCAGAGGAGACATATGCTGAAATTACCACGGGAAATTATGAGGTAAAAGTTGTATGTAACAATCTTAATTTTGCTGGTCGTAATAGATTTAGAAACAACCCTACTGGATTTGCTGTGAGAATTTTGAAAGACATCACGGTTCGAGGTGAAGGTCAGTCGTGGACAAACAATCCTGTGGGAATATCTGCTATACTGATTCCACCTCCATGCCCAAAAGTTATTGAAGGAAAAGGAAGGGTTGAAGATATTATTGTAAGACAACCAGGAAATGGATTCATTGCTCCTCCAGGAGAGGGATTCCCTACGATTGTAACTGTGAAGGATGTTGATATTACTAGTCCTGGTATTAATTATAGTACAGATGATGTTGCTTTAATTGATGGTATTCCTGTTCCAATTGTTGTTGATAATTTTGGTAGAATCCAGTCCATAGATCCTACTGCTGGAGGTTCAATTTCTGTGACAAGATATCCTAGTCTCACCGTTCCATCCAGAACTGGAGCTGGGTTCAGAGGTAATCCTATCATGACAACATCAATTGTCCCTGAGGATGTATTTGATGAAGATCAAATCCTCCAAGTTACCGATCTGGTTGGACTCAAACAAACTGGTTATGTCAATGGAAAACCATATTATGGATCTGTTTTTGCCAAAGATGGACAGTTGTTTGCTGGAATTTATGAGACAATTGGAGAACTCATTCCAGTTTATGCTACTCTACAAGAGAGTATTGATGCTAGAATTACAACCAGACCTTCTGCAATCCTTAGACAGGGTACAGATGTCACTAGCAATGATCCTAGACTTAATATTCCAGGAACTCCCCAAAATCTTATCTAGATAGTACATACCCTATCCTACAGAAATGGCAACAAACCCGAATACTAATAATGATAGAGTCCCAAATACAGCTGCTGGTGGGAACAACCTGAAGCAGAATTATACTGCTATTAAATACGGGAATGATCATGGATCGATTGCCTTTGGTAAGATCCATAAGAGAGCAGATGTTACATCAGATATTATGCTTCAAGCATCTGATGGTGAACACTTCATGTCCATGGATAAGGATGGACAAAGACCTGGATGGACAACATTCATGGGTCCTGGATGTTTTCAAGTTGAGGCTGGTAGCAATAGGGAGGAAGACCAAGATACAGTAATGATCAATGCCAAGAATGGTAATATTGACATTATTGCAACAAATGGTAAAATAAGATTGCAAGCCAATGATATTGAGTTAGTTGCATTTCATAGTGATACCAATAAAGGTAACATCAAAATGGAAGCCACAGAAAATATTTCTGGGCAAGCAAAGAAGATTCAATTCTCTTCAAAAAATAACACTAAAATTCTATCGGCAGGAATAACAGAGTGTATTGGCAATAGTTGTTTAAAGTTGTATGGTTCAGTGATTCGTGGTGTCAGTGACGCAGTTGCAGTTAAGGATTCTAAAGTTGCTGGTCAAAGATATCAACAACAACAAAATCAAGCATAAGGAGTAGAGATGTCATTTAATTTAGACGATGCCAATGTTGGTGGTCAGATAAAAGTAGGAACTGGCATCTTCCCGGCTATTGGTGAAGGTGTCACAAGAGTAAATGGATCGGCAGGCATAGAGGGTCCTGTGGTGATGGGGAATCCAACAACTTTCCCATTCCCATATGCGACTGTCAATATTGCACCTCTTACTAATAGTGATAATAAGATTGGACCAATTATTCCTGGGGCATTGTGCTCAGGTGTAAACAATCCTTATTCTTTAGCAGTGAGTGGATCTGCTGCTTTCATGGGACCTCTTGACACTGCGGTGAACATTGGATGTGGTGGAAATGTTCTTGCACAAGGACATGTGATTTCCAATTGTGGTGGTCATGTTCTTGCTGCAAAGAAAGATTTTGATATCAAGCACCCATCTAGAGAGGGGTGGAGACTTCGTTATGTTGCACCTGAAGCACCCACTGCTGATGTTTATTATAGGGGTAGGGTTGTAAACAAAAAGGAAATTGTTCTTCCATTGTATTGGAAAGATTTGGTTGACTGGACTACAATTACTGTCAATCTCACTCCGATTGGGGCACATCAAGATGTAATTGTTAAGAGAATTGATGAGGAAAAGGTATATCTTCAAGCACAAGGAGGTATGCCAATTAATTGCTTCTTCCACATTTATGGGGAGAGACAAGATTGTGAAAGAAATATCGCAGAATATGAAGGTGAGTCACCCGCCGATTATCCAGGTGACAACTCAGAATACTTACAATCTGGAGGTTGATCATGGCAGGAAAATTTGTAAAAGCAGAATCTGGGAAAGATTGTGATAAAAAGCCGGGTGGTTGGGGTGAACCAATGGCTGACTATGAATACATTTGGTATGGAAATAAGGATGAAAAAACTTATCCCGAAGAAGCATGTCAACCATACTATCATGTCTCAGCACAGATTGATAATCTGAGACTCAATACTTTGATGGATGGTGATGGTAGTATCACTTTGGCAGGACCCATCACCAGTACCAATGAAGTGACTGCTGCAGGGATCACATTGACCTCTAGAAAACCATTCGATATTCCTCACCCAACCAAAGAAGGGTATCGTCTTCGTCATGTATGTCTAGAGGGACCAGAATCTGGTGTCTATTACAGAGGTAGATTGACAGGTAAGAATGTCATTGAACTGCCTGAGTATTGGAGGGGACTGGTTGATCCAGAGACAATCACAGTAACTCTGACGCAGATTAAAACGTCTCAAGATCTTGTGGTCGATGCTATTGAATGGGGAAGTAGAATCAAAGTCAAATCTGGAAATGGAAATGACATTGATTGTTTTTATCTTGTTCATGCAGAGAGAGCAGACGGAGAAAAACTAATCGTAGAGTATGAAGGACAATCATCTGATGATTATCCTGGTGACAATTCAATTTACAGTATCAATAAGTAGGAGATAGATCATGGCAAAGCGTTTTTATTTTATTGATGATAGTGTCGCAGCAGGACAAAATACAGTTGTTGCTATTGAGAACGAATCAGGAACATTTGGTATCGGTGCAACAACAACATTAGAACCAGATAATTTAGGTGTTGGCAATTCTCTCACTGTTGGTGTAGGAGTAACAGTGCAAGGTGGTATCGTTACCGCAACTGGTGGGTTCATCAGTGGAGTTAGTACAGATGGATTGTTGGGTGTCTCAACGACACCCATTCACATCACTTTGGAGGGCAATGTGCTCTCTTTTGCTGCAGTGGGTATTGGGTCCACCTTCTTCACTCTTGCTTGACATTGAGTCCAGGACACCCTATAATAAGCAGGTAATCAAACGAACCCCATGCAAGACGAGTACCTGACCCGATGTGTCGTGGATCCTGTGTCCCGTAAGTTCTTTCTTTATTCTAATGAAGGTGAAGAACGTGTAGTAGATTGTGACACCGTGGATCAGTTCATGGCAGTGCTTGAACTGTGTCGTGACAACCTTGATGAAGACACACTTGCGTATGCCGATCCCCTGACCAAAAACGAACTTTAATTCCATTTTTGGGGGAAAAAAATCCCGGCAAATTTTTGACCCTATTACTTTTTTATGAATCATTATTGGTGGTCTAACAACCCAAACTTTTACAAAGAAATTCTAAAGTGTTACGAGTATGAGACCAGAAACCCGACAATCTATGGAAATGTTATTCGCAGCGAAGTGGAATTTACCCAAAGCAGCAAAGAATGCTGGTCTGACCAACAAGGAGATGAAAATCACCTTTAACGAATATTGTGCATTTCACCCTGCTACCTATGAGACTGAATAATCTTAAAATCTACTGTCAGACCGAAGAAGACCAATCTAACGTATTTGACTTTCTCTTTTGTGAATATCAAAATGACATCAAATACTGTACTTGGGAACCTGATGGTGATGACGAGAATCCAGGAACTTGGGGAATGTTCATTGATGATTTCCCACCCGAACTTTGGGACAAAATGATCAATTATCTAGAAAGTGAAGATTCTTGGGTTCTTGAAGAGACGGTAGAAATGGCATTGGATGATGATGACAATAATGTCTACAAGGAATATTATCCTTGATTTTTTGGGAGTGTGGCGGAATCGGTAGACGCACCAGACTTAAAATCTGTTGATTGTAAAGATCGTGGGGGTTCAAATCCCCCCACTCCCATTACCCCACTAAATAAAGTTGGGGTTTCTCAATGGTATTCTAATGAAATACCAAATAACTACAGAATACGCCTGGTACGACACACCTGAAGGTAGTAAGGTGATTTTAACGTATTTCATACAGAATGTTCCATTTACATTCGATGAAATGCCTGAAATAGCAAGAAACCTGCCAGAAGTGGAGATGGCAGCTAACGATAATAAACGGTGGACTCCTGAAGAAATGTATAAGGCAAGTATGTACCTTATGTACGAAGAAGCACACCCTATGATGTTTGAGTTAGAAGTAGACCGACCAGAACTGTTACCTGTAGATTGATGCCAACTTAGCTCAGCTGGATAGAGCAGGGTTTTTGTAAAGCTCAGGTCATCGGTTCAAGTCCGATAGTTGGCTTATTAAGGAGGAAAAAATGGTTATAAATCTTTGGTATAATAAGTGTATGAAAGAGTGGCGATGGACACTTACAGAAACAGGTCTTATGGATCAACACTCTGGAACCAGAGAAAAACTTCGTGATGCCATGAATGATGTTGCAAACACGGTCGAATACATACTTGACAACGAGTTAAAAGAAGAGTAATATATAAAGGTGTGAAGGAAGTGCGAAAAGGGTGACCCTATATTGGGTTGCCCTTTTTTCGTTTGATAAATAATCCATAACAGAACTTATAGTGTAATAAGATGGGTCTTTCCAGATTAGATAATTTTCTGAAGTCTTCGCGTGGTACTATTCTTTATGTTGATCCTAACAGTCTTGATGCGACTGATAGCATAGAAAATAGAGGAAATTCATTAACACGTCCTTTTAAAACTATTCAACGTGCCTTGGTGGAGGCAGCAAGATTTTCCTATCAGAGAGGACTGAATAATGATAGATTTGGTAAGACGACCGTCTTGCTGTATCCAGGTGACCATGTAGTTGATAATAGACCTGGATGGATACCAGATGGAGCAAATAATTTTAGATTGAGGGATGGTTCTACCTCTACAGATTTGACTCCATTTGATCTGACTTCTAATTTTGACTTACAAACAACAGATAATGAACTCTATAAGCTTAATAGTATACATGGTGGAGTAATTCTTCCCAGAGGTACATCTATTGTTGGTCTTGATCTTCGTAAAACAAAGATTAGACCAAAATATGTTCCAGACCCAACTAATAACAATATTGAAAGGGGTGCATTATTCCGTATTACTGGTGGATGTTATCTTTGGCAGTTCTCCATGTTTGACGGAGATCCAAATGGGGTTGTTTATAAAGATTACACTGCAAACACTTTTGTTCCTAACTTTTCTCACCATAAACTCACCTGTTTTGAATATGCAGATGGTCTGAATGGTGTATCTGTCAACGATGTTTTCCAAACATACACTACGTCCAGAACGGATCTGGATATGTATTATGAGAAAGTTGGAATAGTATATGGTCAATCTTCAGGTCGTCCCATTGAACCTGATTATCCTTCAACTTCACTAGATATTCAACCTAAGATTGACGAATATCGTATTGTTGGATCAACAGGTGCTAGTGTGGGCATTTCCAGCATTAAAGCAGGAAATGGTGTCACTCCAACCACCACGATCACAGTAACTACCACTAGTGCTGTTCCTGGATTGGATGTTGATACTCCTTTCCAAGTAAGTGGAATTAGTGCATCAGGATATGACGGTAAGTTTGTTGTATCTGAAAAAGTAAGTGATACAGAGATTAAATATACAGTTCAAAATGCTCCCGCAGTAGCACTTCCAACTGCAACTGGATCTACACTGGCACTTTCATCTGATACTGTAACTGGTGCATCTCCATACATCTTCAACATCTCTCTGAGATCTGTCTTCGGTATGTGTGGTATGCACGCTGATGGATCTAAGGCAACTGGATTTAAATCCATGGTTGTTGCCCAGTTTACTGGTATTGGATTACAAAAAGATGATGCTGCATTTGTAAAATATAATGAAAATACACCACCAACAGGTAATTATGATGATAATACTGTTTCTGGTAATGAAAACCTTAGTAGCAATTCAAAAGCACGATATAAACCATCTTACAGAAACTTCCACGTAAAGGTATCAAATAATTCCTTCATTCAGGCAGTTTCGATCTTTGCTATTGGATTCTCTGAGCATTTTGTAACGGAGAATGGTGGTGACATTTCACTGACCAACTCAAACTCCAACTTTGGTGCAAATGCTCTAACCTCTGTTGGTTTTAGAACTGATGCATTTTCTCAGGATGATATTGGATATATTACACATATTATTCCACCTAAAGAAGTTTCTTTAACAGAATCTGCTATTGAATTTGATGCGATTGACGTAACAAAAACCGACTCTGTTGCTGGTGTTGGATCAACTGGAAATCTTTATCTCCTCAATAGATCTAATGTGGATCTTCCACCAGAAAACGTAATCGAAGGTTATAGAATTGGTGCAAGATCTGAAGATAAATTAAAAGTTTTAATTAATGAAGGTGGCACTACAACAGAGCATTTTGCTCGTATTGTCATGCCTGACAATACAGAATCACCTTCTAAGAGTGCTGAAAAGTCCTTTAAGGTTAATAGAAGTATTGCTGGTATCAATAGTATTGGTCAGTATAGTGATGGCAGTAAGACAAATCAAATAACATTAACTGAGGCACATAACTTCTTAAATGGAGAATCTGTCAGAGTCATTGGTGATACTGGACAGATTCCTGATGGATTAACTCCAAATACAATATTCTATGCGATTACAACATCAACTGGTATTACTACCAACACAAATATTAAACTTGCAAAAACTTTAAATGATGCAATCAATGATAGTGCAATTAATATTAACGAAAAAGGTGGTGCTTTAAGAGTTGTTAGTAGAGTTTCTGATAAAAACGCAGGAGATCTTGGTCACCCAATTCAATATGATACTACTAATAGTCAGTGGTATGTTAAAGTTTCTGGGGCTTCCACTGAAAACTCAATTTATAGAACAATTGTTTCTCTGGGCACGACTGCCCTTGGATCTGCCACACCAAGAACCTTCATCAATAGAAGAACCGATGCAAGATCTGGTTTAGATAAAACATATAGAATGAGATATGTCATTCCTTCTAATGTTGGGGGAGCTGTTGGTAGACCTCCTGTTGAAGGATTCATCATTCAAGAATCAAACACATCTATTGGTTCAACTGATGGTGAGATTCAAACTTACTTCGGTAGTGGGGATCTTGCAAACATTAATCAGCAGAGAAACTTTAGATTCATTGCTGATGCAAATTGGTCTTCTGCAACAGCTAACATTATTACAGAACTCCCACATAATCTGAAGATTGGTTCTCAAGTTGAAATTAACAATATCATCAGTACGGGTAATACCGCAGGAGTGGGCAACTCTGGATTCAATGGAATCTTTAATGTCACTGGTATTGCTAGTGCAAAACAATTTAGCGTTGGATTGACAACGAATCCTGGAACCTTTGATACTAACACTTCCAATAGAACAACAGATTTACCATATTACAAACGTAAGAAGTATTCTGATACTTATTATGTGTATAGACTTTCTGAAGCTCAGAAGTATATCACTGGAGAGCAAGATGGTGTATACTACATTAGTGTTCTTAACGCATCAAATACACCAACAGTAGCACCATTTACTGCTGACAAGTATTCTCAACCTGTTAAAGAACTTTTCCCACAAATTAGTAGAGACAATCCCGTTTCTGATCCTAAAGCAACAAAATGTTTTGCTGCGTCTAATTTAATTGGTAAAGTAGATGTAGATGACAATAGAAACAGTGTAACTAGAGAAACTGCTGAAAAAATTCGTATTGATAATGGAACTGGTATCGGAATAACTGATATCTTCTCATCTGCTGGTGCTGCACATACAATTCATACTGCATATGATCATGGATTGAATCGACTGACCAAAGTTTCTATTGTTAGTGGTGAAGTAGGTGCAGGTTATAGTGATGGCACGTATTATAATGCTAGATTGGTTTCTATTGGATCTTCAGTAACAGGAAAACATGCAACTGCAAAAGTTGTAATTGCATCCAATCAAGTTAGTAGTGTGACCATCATGGATGGTGGTTCTGCATATGGTATTGGCAATACGATGCATGTTATTGGAGTTACAACAAATGGAACATCTGGGTATTCTCCTGCAGTTGTAGAGGTAGATAAGATTTATGATAACGTAGGTGATGTTGTAAGAGTTGTTGGTGTAACTTCGGAATCATATAATGCATATAATCAACTTTATAGAATTACTCACATTGGAGTTGGAACTGCAACAGAAATAACTGTTTCAGCCGCAAGTTCAATTTCTAGTGACTCTTTAGTCGGAAATATAACAGGTGTTGGTGCTACAGTATGTACTGATGCATATGTTTATCTGACCGGTGAATCTCTAGCTGTAAATACGTTCACCTCTGACATTTCTGGTGTCACTACGATTACAACAATTAATCGTCATGGTCTTTCTGTTGATAATTCTGTAACGATTACTGGTGCTGGACAAACTCAGTATAATGGATCATTTGTTGTTACAAAAGTCAACTCACTCACATCGTTTGAAGCAAATCTTGGTGTATCAACTGTTGCACCAACAGCAACTGGAACTATTTTTGCCTTACCAGAAGGTTTATCCTCAAATGATGGTAATATTACTGTAGAAAATGAAAACGTTGCTGGTAGAATGGTTCCTACATATGCTGGAATTACAACTACCATCTCTGCTTCTATCGCAAATGCATCTACAGATTCGGTAAGTTTGCAAAATGTTGCAGATCTTGATGTCAACATCGGAGATTATCTGATGGTTGATGGAGAATTGATGAGAGTCAAGACAACGACCACAGGATCAAACCCAATCAAAGTTTTCCGTGGTATTCTTGGAACTAAAGCAACATCTCATGTCATCAATTCTGTTATTAAGAAAGTAAAAGTTGAACCGATTGAACTTAGAAGACACTCTATCATTCGTGCTTCGGGTCATACGTTTGAATATGTTGGATTTGGTCCTGGCAACTACTCTACTGCATTCCCAGATAAGCAAGATCGTGCAATTTCAGTTGATGAAGAACTTTTAGCACAATCTACTAAGAGAGAGGGTGGAATCAACTTCTACACTGGAATGAATGATAAGGGTATTTCATACTCTGGTAACAAACGTCTCAGTACCATTACTGGTAGAGAAGAGATCTTTGATACTCCAGTTCAAACAGTAGAGGGTGAAGATATTAGTCAGGTTCCAAACTTGAATGTTGTTGAACCTGTCGAAGTTGTTGCAAGTCGTTCAATTAGAGTTGAGGGTGGACCTGACAATAAAGTTATTTCTGAATTTAATGGTCCTTTAATTGTTAATAACAAGGTTACAGTTAATTCCACCAAAGGACTTGAGTCAAATAACATTTTCCTTCAAGGTGATGCAACAGTTTCTAGAAAGTATACTGTTGGCATCGCAACTCCTGCTCTTGCAGGCAACCCAGGTGATGTTGTTTATAATGCAAACCCTGCTCAAGGTGGATGGGTTGGTTGGGTGTACACAACTGATGATGGTTGGAAACGTTTTGGAAGTGTAAGTGTCAATTCTGGTGCAAATCAATTCATTTTTGACACTGTTGGAATTGCAACTACATCTGCTGGTGAGTGTGCATTAAAGGTTGGATCTGGTACATCTCTTGTATGTGCAGACAACGATGGTGTCGGTATTGGTTCAACTGCAAATGGATTTAAACTTCGTGTCGTTGGTGAATCTAGATTCAGTGGATCCATTGTCGCAACAGCATTTACTGGTGATGGAAGAGGATTGACAAATCTTGCCACTGACAGCCTTTGGAGTGGGGTGAATGCTGGACTTGGAACGGGTATCTATCAAAATGACAATCTTCAGGTAGGTATCGGAACAACCAGACCCGATCAAAATGCGGATCTAACTGTTGGTGCTGTCGGTGCATCTGGAACCACATTGATTGTAAGATCTGAAGCAAGATTCTCTGGAATTATCACTGCTAATGATGTAACAGTCACTGGATTCAGTACAGTCGTTGGTAATTATGATATTCAGAATTCCTCTGGTAAGATCACTGCTGGTATTGTTACTTCAACTACATTGAATGTGGGTGCTGCTGGAACCATAATCACTACAAATGTTGGATTTGGTTCTGTTGGTATTGGTTCTACTCTTCCAACTGCAATGCTTGACGTTGTTGGACATACAAAACTGAAGACCTACTCTGAAACTGTTACATCACCATCAATCGTTGCTAATGAAGTTGAATTAGATCTGTCTGCTGCACAATCATTTACGATCACTGCAGTGAATGACATCAACGCATTTGTTCTGAAAAATCCTCCTTCAGGATCAACTTCATTTACAGTTAAGATTCTTCAAGATTCAACTGGTGGTCGTTCTGTTGGCATAGATACCTTTAAGGATGGCAGTGGAACAGCAATTCCAGTTTATTGGCCTGGTGGTGGTGTCCTACCAATCGTTACTACAACGGCAGATAGGGCAGACATCTATTCGTTCAAGACATTTGATGGTGATGATATTACATCCGCTGGTCTGTATGGTGTCGTAGGAGGTCAGAACTTCGCATAATGGAGAATAATAATTTTAGAGGGATTCCAACATCCCTATTTCTCAACGGACCAACTCTGGGGATTGTTACTGATCCCCAGAGTGTATCAAACGTCATAGGAATTGCAACATTTACGGGTATTGCAACAGCAACATTTACTGATACTAATTTTGATTTTGATAGTGTATCTAGTGGATCTATTGAATTTAAGTGGTATTTTGATGGATCTAGAATTTTAGATAGTAGTGAAGATAGCAATAGTAACGCGAGAATTAGGAGTTTTGATTCTCCAACAGGCACTGGATCTACAATACAAATTACTGGTTTAGATGTAGGTGATGATAGTAAGGAAATTTATTTTGAAGCAGATTATATACCCAGTGCCTACCAAAGTTCTTCACCTGTAACTGCAGGAACTGCAAGATCAACAGGAAATGCACTTAATGAACCACTACAATCTGGTATTGGAACAATATCTGTATTTCCAATTATTGATATCACCACTCAACCAACAGGTCAGTTAGTATCTGTTGGTGATGATGCAAAGTTTTCTATTGCAGCACAAAAAACTCCTGGTGGTGGCACAGTAAATTATCAGTGGCAACTTAATGGAACTGACTTGTCTGATGGGACATCAAATACAAATGTTTTTACTGGAGCATCAGGCACACCGACATTAACGATTAATGACGGAACAACTGATGTTGAAGTTGATTTTTCTAAGGTGTCCGTATATGATACATTTACACCTGGAGTAACTTATACTGCCACTGCAAATGCAGACATAACTGTTAAATTAATTGCAGAAGGTGGTGGAGGAGGTGGATCAGGATTTAGAAATGTTACTGGAAGTAAAGGTGGCAGAACAGAAGGAACATTTACTTTTTTAGAAGGACAAACATACATAATTCAAGTTGGTGAAGCAGGTCAAGACGGAGCAACTCTTGGACAAGGTGCAGCTACAGCTAAAGGGGGAAAACCTGGTGGTGGTGATGCACCATCTTTCAATACTAGTTTTAATAGATCTGGTGGAGGTGGTGGATACACAGGAATTTTCATTACTTCAGTCACTCAGGCAAATGCTATTTTAATTGCTGCTGGAGGAGGTGGTTCATCAGGAGACCCAGGTGTAGGTGGTGATGGTGGTGGATTAGAAGGTAATGCCGGAGGAAACCAAGGAGGTGGTAGAGCTGGTTTAGGTGGAACACAAACTGCTGGTGGTCAATCTGGATCCAACTATACTGCTGGAGAGGCTGGTTCAGCTTTGAAGGGTGGAAGTGGAGCTAATGCTGGTAATGGTGCAGGTGGTGGTGGAGCTGGTTACTTTGGTGGTGGTGGTGGAACAACTGGTGGACCTGGAACTGGAGGAGGTGGATCTAGTTATCTCCATCCAACATTAATTACTAATGGAACAACAACCACTGGTGGTTCTACTCAAGGAGTTGAACAGGATGGTACACTTTTAATTGAACTAATTTCTGCAGTAAAATCTGTAACAACAACTGTCACTGGAGCAAATTCACCAAACCTTACAATTAGTTCAACTGGGTCTGGTATTGCTGGTATTAGATGTAAAGTCAGTGCAACTGGTGTTCAAGAATCACCAAGATTCTCAAACACTGTCAGTTATGTTGTTGTAGAACCAAGATCACTGCTTGAGATTGAAACTTATAACTACACAAATGCAACTGCAACACTCTCAGAGTTTGACTTAGCTAATGGTGACTTGACGATTGACTATGCATCATACACTGGAAATGCAGTATGCTTGTATGCAGGTGACAAGGATATTGAGATTGAGATGGAAATGTATGGTGGAAAAGGACCTACGGCAACAGCTGGTGTTGGTGCTGATGGTGGAGATGGTGGATATTCTAAGATTAGATTTACTATGGAGAGAGATGTAGAACATGTGTTGACTGGATTATTCTCTGCAGTAAATGCACCATTCCTTTATAGAAAAGCATCCTTAATCGCATGTGTTGGTGCAGGTGGTGCAGGTGCTCCATCAGGCGGAAATGCCGGTGGTCAAGGAGGTGGAATCGGTATTGCTGGAGAAGCAGGTCCAAATAGAGAAGGTGGAAGTGGTGGTCCAGTTGTCCAAGCAGGACAGGGAACTTTAACAGGTATATTTGGTGGCAATTTTGACGGTCCAACATTAACTGGTGGACTCGTCCCACCCGACATACAAAGAGGTGTCAACTCACAGGCAGGTAATAGTATAATATGTGCCAGAGGAGTTTATTGGAGAAATCAGGGAAAAGCACCTTGCGATGATGTTGGGACCGTTAAGTTCAGAACTCCAGATGGAACAGAAATATCTAATACTGCAACGATTGAAAGAGGATACAAATCTGGATATAATGTAATTCAGACAGCAGGAGGTGGACGGAACGACAAATCTGGAGATGGTGGGTGTGGTTTCACTGGTGGAGGTGGTGGAGATAATCGTGGTGGTGGAGGCGGATCAGGTTATACTGATGGATCTGTAACGGTTGTTGACACTCAACTTGGTGGTAGTGATGGTGATGCAAAAGTTATTATTCGTATTGCTGATCCAAGTTTAATTGCTCCAGCAACAACTCTTGAGACCGTAACATTTACTGTTACTAGAGAAGCAGCATTTAGTAATATAATTACTTTTGCAAAAGAAAGTGGTAATGGTCCAGAAAAACTTATATTTGGACCTAATGCAGGAACTGTTACTGTTTCACTTGCAAGAGGTGCTGTATATAATTTTGAATCAAAGAGTGTAAACGGTGATACTAATAGGGGTTCAATACGATTAAGTAATGGTGTGCTTCAGTTTGAAGATGCTGGTGATAATGACTTTAATGACTTAACTGTAACACCTAATTCTGGTCAATTTGTCAGTGCGACACGTTATCAGTTCGTATAAATAAACATATAAAAATAAACGGGGGAGAGTGAACCCGAATGGCAGTCAATAAGAATTTTGTCGTCAAAAACGGGTTAGAAGTCGCAACAGATGTAATCCTTGCGGATGCTACTTCTAAAAACGTAGGTATTGGTTCTACCATACCTGTAAATACACTTGATGTTAGAGGTGGCATTGGTGCTACCGATTTGAATGTCACTGGCATAACAACTGTTGTCAGTGAATTTCGTGTTGGAACTGGAGGAACAGTTCTTGCAGTTAATCAATCCCCTGGTCGAGTAGGTGTCGGGTCAACACAACCCGAATATCTGCTCGATGTTCGTTCTGAGGTATCTTCTGGAACGACCGCTTTATATGTTCAAGGTGATGTTAGGATCACTGGTGATCTTAACGTTGATGATCTCACATTATCTGATATCTCTGGTCAAAGCCTGAATATCAGTGGACTGAGCACACTTGGTGGATATGTTGATATCAATTCAAGTGTTGATGTCGCAGGAAGTTTGAATGTTGTTGGAGTTTCAACATTAGCAACAACAGAAATCACTGACGTAAATGTTAGTGGTACTGCAACTGTTGGAACTTTATTTGCAGCAGCAGGTATTTTTACAGGAACATCTGTAAATGTCAGCACTGCAACGACAACTAAAGATCTGTTAGTCACGGGAATCGCAACCATTGCTGATGCCCGTATTGCTGCAGGTATCTTAACTGCGACACAAGTTGATATTACTGATTTGAATGTCAGTGGTATTACAACATCAACTGACAAAGAAATTTATAATCAGTTTGATATAACTAATGATGGGTCGTCTGCGTATCAGTTTGCAGCAACTGGTATTGGATTTACTGAAGCAACGAATAATCCAACTCTTTATCTGACAAGAGGAAAGAATTATCGTTTCTCTGTAAATGCATCTGGTCACCCATTCTTCATTAAGACCGTTAATTCCACGGGTGTTGGTAACTCATATAATGATGGGGTAGATAATAATGGTGCTGCAGTAGGAATCATTACATTTAAGGTTCCTTATAATGCACCTGATATCTTACATTATAATTGTTCTGTTCACTCTGCAATGCACGGAGAAATTCGTGTAGGTGCTCAGGGTGGTGGTGTTGGTGTTGGTTCTGAAGGAACTTTCATTGGTGCTGGTGCAACAATGATTGACTTTAAATCATCAAATGCTAGCAATACTGTTGACCTCACAGCAGGCATTGCAACTGTAACAGTTCAAACCGGGGTTTCACTTGGTCTCGCAATCGCTCTTGGCGGTTAATTTCAATAAATACTCTTAACACATAAAGGAAGATGGCAGAAGCTTTTTCAAATTCTATAACAAGAGCTGTGGGGATTGTGACAACATACTCTGGCAGCACGATTGGTGCAGCAGGGACCACAATTACGGTGACTGCTAATACTGGCATTGGAGTTTCTGACTTAATTGATAATCAAAACTTTATTGCAGGAACTAGAGTTGCTCAGATTGATGGCACAACGATCTATGCAGACCGTGACTCTACCAACACTGCAAGTGCAACCAGTCAAACCATAAGATTCCTTGGTCCAACGACTTCATATACATCTCCTGCGGCAACCAAGAGTATCATTATTGGTGGAACATTTGCTAATAACACAAGCAATTCGGTCAATTTAACGGTTGAAGTTCTTGACAGTAGTGTAGGAGTTACTTCAACTGGTGCAGTTGCTATTGCAAGTAAGATTCCCATTCCTGCAGGAAGTTCTTTCGTCATCTCCGACACAGGTAAAACTTTGTTGGAGGGAACTGATGAGTTGAGAGTTTATTGTGATACCGCAAATGCAGTCGATGTCAGCCTCAGTATTCTGACAGGAGTTAACTGATGGCAGATCGTAACGGTTATATCGGAAGAGCACCAAGTGACTCATCAGTCACAGTTGCAAGACAAACTTTTACTCCTACCGGAGTTACGACTGATTTTACTTTTTCCTCTGGATATGTTCCAGGTTATTTTGACATCTATATTAATGGTGTAAAACAAATTGAGGCAAGTGATTATACATCTACGGATGGATCAACATTCTCAGTATTAAATGGTGGGGCAGAAAACGGAGATGTAATTGAAGCAGTTGCATATAAAGCATTTAATGCTGCAGCTGTTTCTAGTGCAGCAGATTTCACTGTTTCTGGAAACTTAACAGTAAACGGAACTTCTACACTTGGAGCAGGAACATCAGTTTCTTTTGCAACAACAGCATTTAATCTTGCTAATACACCAAACATTGCTGTTAATAATGTAACAGGAACTGCCGCAACATTTACTGGTAATGTAAACATTGGTGGAGTGTTAACTTATGATGATGTAACTAACGTTGACTCTCTTGGTATTGTTACTGCTAGAGGTGGATTTGAGATTGGTGAATCTGGAGTTGGTGGTACAATCACTGCAGTTGGTAATGCAACCTTTACTGGTATTGTCACTGCATCCAGTTTTGTTGGTAATGTAACTGGTAATGCAGATACTGCAACTACTGCAACAAATGCACAAGGGTTGACCGGTACACCAGATATAACTGTAAATAATGTTGTTGCTGGTGTTATTACTGCCACAACATATGTTGGAGTTCCAGAGGGAACTAATGTCCTGAAGGCTATGCTCTTCGTCTAAATAGATTTAAAACAGAAATACAATGGCTCTTGCACAGGTAGGATTAGGAAGTATTACACAGGTTGCTGCTGGAACCACGCAGGTTGTTTACTCTGTTGGTTCGGCACAGACTGCATATATCCGAGCACTTGAGATTCATAGTTTGGATACGGCTAACACTGCTAATGTGCAGATTCATATTGTTCCTACAGAAGGTGGTGGAGTTGTTGGAACTGCATCATCAATCACAAGAATTGCAAGATTAGGTATATCAACAGAAGATACATATTTCTTTGAGAATGCATATCCCATTACACTCAACGATAACGGAGATGCAGTTTTGATTTATAACGAAAATACAGCAGATGCAGTTAATGTATTAGTCCTTGGTGACAGAGAGGGTTGATAAATGGCAGGAAGAAGTTCTAAGAATAACAACAGGGGATCCGACCTATTTGGATATTTTGTAAGTGGAAAATATAAAGAATATCACACAAATCAGTTTGCTGCTCCAGTTAGTCCATCAGGATTAACAGCAACTGGTGGCGTCATCAGTGACTATACTGATCCAGGACCGGGCACAATATACAGAGCACATATATTTACTGCATCTGGTGCCTTAAATGTAACTGAATTAGCACAGGGTGGTACACCCAATAATGTTGACTATATTATCGTCGGTGGAGGCGGCGGTGGTGGATTTGATAGAGGTGGTGGAGGAGGTGCTGGTGCTTTTGTTCCAGGATCTCTAACAGCTTCCGTTCAATCGTATCCAGTTGTTATTGGTGCTGGTGGTGTCGGTGCGGTGGTTGCTGCAGAAAGAGGTCGTAATGGATCAACAACAACTTTTGGACCTATTACTGTAAAAGGTGGTGGTGGAGGAGGATCCAATAGTTCTGGAAAAAGATCTGGTGATCCATCAGCTGATCCTTATGGTGGTTCTGGTGGTGGTGGAGCACAGGGACAAACCACACCATATGATGGTGGTAGTGGTGGAACATATGGTAATGATGGTGGACCTGCTGGCACCCTTTATTGGGGTGGTGGCGGTGGTGGTGCTGGTGGCGCTGCACGCGCTCCAACGACAAGAACAGGTGGATTGGGTGTACAAAATGGCATAACTGGAATTACAACAACATACGCTGGTGGCGGTGGTGCTGGTGGTGATAACCCTGGTTTCCCTGGTGGTCCTGATGATGGCAGTGGTGGTGGTGCTGGTGCTGGACCAAGTGGAAATGGAACTGCTGGAGTTTTCGCTACTGGTTCTGGAGGAGGTGGCGGTGCTGGTTCCCCACCAGGTAGAGAAGGTGGTCCCGGTGGTTCGGGAATTGTTGTAGCTCGCTATGAAATTGGATCAGTAGCAGCCGCAAAAGCGACTGGTGGTGCTATTTCCTTTACTGACACTAAAACTATTCATACCTTCACTAAGAGTGGAGTATTTACAAATCCACAATCACTTACTATTGACTACCTTATGGTAGGTGGCGGAGGTGCTGGTGGATCTAATAATGGTGGCGGCGGAGGCGGCGGTGGTATTGTCGCTGCTACATCACAACCATTACCTGCTAGTACATATAACGTCGTTATTGGTGGTGGTGGTAACGCTGTGATGGGTGGACCAACAGCACTAACTAGACAAGGTGGAAGTAATACAACTTTCAATTCATTAACAGCTGGATCTGGTGGTGGTGGTGGACAACTGAGCACATATAATAATGGTGGTAATGGAGCACCATCTAACGGTAGTGGCGGTGGTGCTGCTGCTAGTGGATCAACTGCTGGAACAGGAAATGGCACTGGCAACCCTGGCGGTACTGGCGCTGGAGCTCCTGGATATGGATCTGGTTCTGGTGGAGGTGCCGGTGGTGCCGGTGCTAATGGATCTTCTACTGGACAAACAGCATCTGCTGGTGGTAACGGAGCACCAAATAGTATTTTAGGAACTGACTACACCTGGGCAGGTGGTGGCGGTGGCGTCAACAGTGGTGGTGATGGAGGAGCAGGTGGAACCGGAGGCGGTGGCGGCGGTGGAGCAGAAAATGCTTATAGCGGCGGTGCTGGAGGCACTGGTGGATTATTTGATGGTGAAGATGGAACCGCAGCACCAGGAGCTGATCCTGGAAATAACCAAGGTGGCCATGGAGGAGCTAGTACCGGAGGCGGTGGTGGCGGTGGTGGCACCCAAGGAAACGGTGATACTGGCGCACGGGGTGGAAATGGTGGTTCCGGTATCGTTATCATCGCATATGATACTTGATAAATAACCAAAGGATTGCTATAATCCTAAATATCTAAAACAAACATAGTTAAGATAAAAAACGATGGCACATTTCGCTCAATTAGACGAAAATAATGTCGTTACTCAAGTGATTGTTGTGAGTAACGATGATACATCAGATTCTAATGGTGTAGAAACTGAAAGCATTGGTGTTGCTTTCTGTCAAAAACTCCTTGGTGCTGATACCAACTGGAAGCAAACCTCATATAACAACAACTTCCGTGTGAGATACGCAGGTATTGGATACAGTTTTTCAGAAGAACTAAATGCATTTATTCCACCACGCCCATTTGATAGTTGGGAACTTCAAGAGGAAACCGCAGATTGGCAGTCCCCTCTTGGACCTGCTCCAGAATTAACTCAAGAACAGATTGATTCTAGAAGTTTCTACAGATGGGATGAGGATGCATATCAAGCCGATAACACCACCGGATGGGTTCTAGAAACCCCTCCAGCGCCCGAAGAGGAGTGATAAATAACTATTCCTGAATGGGTAGCACTTTTCAGGTGGGAGGGGCAGAAATGCTCCTTTTTTAGTATAAATATATCTGTCACCTGTTTAGAGTAGAAATGTATTACGTTTATTCGTATTTAAGAGAAGATTATAGTCCTTATTATATTGGAAAAGGTTCTGGCAGAAGAGCATATACAAAAGGACTAAAGGAAGTTAAACCACCAAAAGACAAATCAAGAGTTAGAATACTCAAAGCAGATTTAGCAGAAAAAGAGGCATTTCTGTTAGAGAAACTTTATATTCTAATGTTCGGTAGAATTGATTTAGGTACTGGTATTTTAAGAAACAAAAGTGATGGTGGTGATGGTGCTTCTGGTGCAGTAAGAAGTGAAGAGACCAAAGAAAAAATCCGTCAAGCAAATCTTGGTAAGCAGAGACCTAAAGAAGTTGGAGAAAAGATATCAAAGGCATTATCTGGTAGAAAACTATCAGAAGAGATGAAAGTGAAATTAAGTGCAATTCGTAAAGGTAGAAAATGTACAGAGGAACATAAGAAAAATGTGAGTGAAGCAAAGAAAGGATTTAAGCATACTGAAGAAGCAAAAAAATTAATGGGCATCAATCAACGTAAAAAAGCAAAACCCCATAAACTTATTTTTGTTGATGGTAGAGAATTAATTGTTGATAATATTATGGAATGGTGTGAAACTAATCCTTATTCTGATAGTTGTGTTTATCGTGTTAAGAATAGGGGTATTCCTCATAAAGACATTATAAAAGTAGAACTTGTAAATTGACACTCTCTCATAACTCATATATAATATCGTTGAACACATAATAGGAGATTGAACTTTGGCTTTTCAGAGCATATGGTTTTTCAGTGACCTCCCAGAAGATATTGTAGATATCATCGAGAGGGACGTATCTGAAACTTTTGATGAACAAATGGCAGACTCCAGGTTGCACGGAGATGCCCTAAACAAAGATAAAAGAAACTCACAGAATGCTTGGATTCCAACGACTCACTGGGTTGGTGGTTTCTTGTGGCACTATATTCAACGTGCAAATCGTGAGAACTTCCTTTATGATCTGCGGTGTATTGATGGAGAATCAATGCAATACACCCGATATGGTGAAGGTCAGTTCTACGGATGGCATAATGATGCTGGACTTGCGACACAATACAAACCAGTAGCAGTTGGTAATCGTGTTGATGGTCTGGGACAGGACTTTGTGAATGAGAATATTGAGATGGTTCGTAAACTGTCTTTTGCGATGCAACTCTCTGACCCCGATGATTATGAAGGTGGTAACCTGCAACTTCTTGATGAAGCAGGTAACTCTTATATTGCTCCCCGTAAACGTGGTACGATTGTATTGTTTGACTCCCGCACACAACACCGAGTTCTCAAGGTAACAAAAGGAACCCGTAAGAGTATTGTTGGATGGGTAGTAGGAAAAAGATGGTCTTAAACTACGGTGGAGGTAATATAAATAGTTCCACCGTTGTCCAATAAAAACATGGAAAATCATTATGTTTATTATTCTTATGAGGAGTTTGGAAGAGGTTACATAGGTTGTAGAACTTGTGAGGCATCTCCAGAAAAAGATAGTTATATGGGTTCATTTCATGATGAATCTTTTAATCCTTCTCATAAAATAATTCTTAAAACTTTCCCCACAAGGAAAGAAGCTCTTCAAGCAGAAGTTAATCTCCATGAGTTTTATCAGGTAGATAAAAATCCACATTTTGCAAACAAATCAAAGCAAAAAACAACAGGATTTTACTACTCAGAGAAAAAGTTTGGTAAAGAAAATCCATTTTATGGAAAATCTCACTCAGAAGAAACAAAAAAAGTTATTCGCCAACATCAAATAGAAAACAATGGATATGTAAAGAATCGTAGATCTTATGAAGGGGAAAACAACCCATTTTATGGAAAAACCCACTCAGAAGAAACAAAAGAACTTCTTAAAGAAAAATCTACTAAAACTTGGGAAGATAAACCTCATCCTTGGATAGGTAGAAAACATAGTGAAGAATCTAAAGCAAAGTTTAGAGAAAATAACAAGGGAGAAAAGAATCCAAACTTCGGCAAAAAACATAGTGAGGAAACACTTATCAAAATGAAAGAAGCAAGAAAACTTTGGTGGGAAAAGAAACGCCAACAACAATCGGAGGCATAAATTATGGCAGAACAAATGACAGAACTGCAACTGATGATGCAGGAGAAGACCAATACAGGAACTGCCTGGACACGCAATGATAGTTTTGAAAAGAATGGATATCTTGTAGTTAAAAACCTCTGGGATCCTGAAGAACTTTATCATCCAGTCCCCGAAGAGAAAGGTCAGTACAACTATTGGGATAAGAACCCTGAACACTTTAATCATGTTCCCGTTGAGCAACAGGTAGAAGGTTCTACTTCACGATATTGGCACCCACAATATCGTGCGATTCACTCTGGTATTCGTATGAAACTAGAAGAACATCTGGGTCGTAAACTTTATAATACCTATTACTATGATAGGTTCTACTATCCTGGACAGGAATTGACGAAACATGCTGATCGTGATGCATGTGAGATTTCTGTGACTGTTCATGTCAGCACCAATCTAGAAGGTAAAGATAAAGATTGGCCGATCTGGATTAAAACTCCCGATACTTACACTGATAAGAAGAAGACAACTGTCCTTGTTCCTGGTGAGAATCGTTCGGTCGTTCTTCAACCTGGTGATGGCATGATCTACAAAGGATGTGAAAGACCACACTGGCGTGATAAGATGCCTGGATCTCAAAAGAAGAAGAACAAGAAACTGTTTGGTAAGAAAACTTCTGATACTGAACTTTATTATCATCAGATCTTTTTTCATTATTGCTTGCAAGACGGTCAAAGAGCACACTGTGCATGGGATAGAGCACGATAAATACTAATACCTGATTGGGTTGCACTTTTCAGGAGGAGGGTGAAAGTCCCTCCTTTTTAATGTGATATAATAAATAATAATGCAACCCAAATCAGTAAAGAAATGTATTACACTTACGCTTATCTGCGTGAAGACGGAACTCCTTATTATATTGGAAAAGGTAGTGGGGATAGAATTAATAAACCTCACGGTAGACCTTGCAGCAAACCACCATTAAATAGAAGAATAAAGTTAAAAACAAATCTCACCGAAAAAGAAGCATTTAGACACGAAATCTATATGATTGCTGTTTTCGGAAGAAAAGATTTAGGAACGGGTATTCTTTACAATAAAAGTAATGGTGGCGAAGGAAACTCTGGTCTTATAATGTCGCAGGAAAGTAGAGAAAAGATGAGTAGGGTTGGTAAAGGAAAAAAGAAACCACCAGGACATGGTGAGGCAGTCAGTAGGGCAAGAAAAGGAAAACCAAGTCCTTTAAGAAACAGAACATTAACAGAAGAACATAAGAGAAAAATTGGTAACTCTCATGCCAAAACATTTCATTTTATAAACCCAGAGGGAGAACTGATAGAAATAAAGGATTTGCAAAATTACTGCAAAGATAATAAACTATCAAGAGGTTATTTTTATAAACTTATGAGAGGAGAAAGAAATGAGTATCGTGGTTGGAGATTACCGGAATGAAAGCACCACTTTTTGAATATCCATCATATCAATATCAAATAGACGATTGGTCGTTTAAACGCAAAGGACTCCTCAAAAGAATCAACTCTCAGAAGTTTGTAAGAACCACTCTGCAAACTTTTGAGACAGATCGTCAAACAAATCGCAAAAGTTATCTTCATTACTTCCAAGACCTCATTCGCCCACAACTCTTTGAGTTTTGTCAAGAAGCCCAAGTTACTTGTAGTATGACAGATTGTTGGGCAGTTCGTTATCAGAAGGGTGACCAACAGACCATACATAACCACAGAAGTTGGGGATTTACTGGTATTCTTTATGTTGACTTTGATCCTAAAGTTCATACTCCTACCTGTTTTGTAGCACCATGGCAAGATCCTAGAAGTGATACAACATCTCTTGCATATCCACAGAATGTAAAAGAAGGAACAATCTTTATCTCTCCATCTTATACATTACATTTTGTGCATCCCAATCAAGTAAGAAAATATAGAACGATTATATCTTTTGATCTTCTTCCCAAACTTCCAGATCACCAGTCAGTGGACTGAGTGGTCTTTTTTTATGTGCTAAATAACTAGAAAGAAGTTGTGCAATGACGAGAGCACGGAGTTTAGCAAGATTAGCTAATTCAAATGCATTTACTGTTAGTACTGACTTAAATGTCGGTGTTAATTCAACTTCTCCTGTTGAAAAACTGAACGTCGTTGGTGTTGTCAGTGCAACTAGTTTTTATGGTGATGGTAGTGAACTGAGTGGAGTTACTGGACTGGGAACTGCATTATCCAATTCTGGTCCTACAAATTTCTTTTACTACGTAAACAATGATCTCAATATCACAGAAACCACCACACTTGATGTGCCTAGCAGTGCAACATTAAGTGCCGATGGGTTCCGTGTTGCATATACAAACTATTCAAATATCATCGTTGATGATAGTTATGACTTAATTATTTCTGATGGTGATGAATTAGTTCCTGATGTTTTATCTTTATCATAATCTATAAATAAGTAAAAAGATCCTAGAGTAATGTCAAGAATTAGAGCCGACAAATTTGTAGATAGGGCAGCGACTGGTGCTCCAGAGGTTACCTATGGTATTGAAGTTCCTGTTGGATATGGAGTCACTGGTGATGGTGGTATTAACATTGCTGGTGTTGTCACTGCTGCAAGTTTTTCAGGTGCTGCCACTGGATTATCTGGCACTCCAGACATCACTGTTAGAAATATTGTTGGTGTTGCTGCTACTTTTAGTGGAACTGTTTCTTATGAGGATGTAACTAATATTGATGCAGTTGGAATCGTTACCTCACAATCTGGAGTTAGAGTTGTCGGTGGTGGATTATCAGTCACCAGTGGGGCATCAAGATTTAGAGGTGTTATTGAAAACGTTGCTGTTGCATCAACCCACTTAAGTGGTGCAGGAATGGTGCTTGAAATGGATGTTGCAGAAGCAACTACATTTACATTTGGGAATACTGGTGGTAATATCGGTATTATTTCATTCAGAAATATGCCTGCAGATGAGGCAAATGGAACAACAATTACTCTAATTCATACGCAAAATTCTTCAACACCTTCGGGAGTCGGCAACACAACTGCTGCGACAGGTATTGGAACATATATTCACATTTCACCTACTGTGGGTGGAACAATTCAGACAGGAATTGACACAACAGGTAATATTGGATCTGCGTCTACTGTAACATTATCTGAAACTGCATCAGATAAGGATTTTGTTTCATTCTTTATTCATTACACTGGTGGTGGTGCAGGAGTTGCAACATGTTTCCAAACTTACGTCACTAAGAACGGTAACTTCCGTCAGGGCAACATAGGTGTTTGATAGGAGGTAACTAGGATGAGTATTTTTAAAGATTTTTTTGTAAAACAAAAACCAGTATTTACTGGACTTAAATTTGGTTTTGGTGCTGGTGGTGGTGGTGCGGGAGGTCCTGCACCAATCAGTGCTTCAGGTGGTAACATTGCTGATGCACTAGAACCAGGAAATGGATATAAGTACCATACATTTGGAACACCAGGCACTTTTACTGTTACTGGTGGACCAAACACAATTGAGGTATTAGTTGTTGCTGGTGGAGGTGGTGGATCAAAAGCTAATAATATCGCTTCTGGTGGTGCTGGTGCTGGTGGTGTTGTTCATGCTACATCCTACGTTGTAACAGCAGGAACGTATGATGTATCAGTTGGTGATGGTGGGGCAGGTGGTGATGGCACCACCACTGCTGGATCCAATGGAGGGGATTCATATTTTGGAGCAGCACCAGTAAGAATAACTGCAAAAGGTGGTGGTGGTACTGGACTTTGGCCTGGAACCGGTGCGAGCACTGGTGGATCAGGTGGTGGTGGAACAGGAACCACTGCAACTTACCCATGGCCAGCAGCAGTAATTGCTGGAAAAGCAGCAACCCAAGGGGATGAAACTCACCCAGGAGCACCAGGAACTATCACTAATTACGGAAACCCAGGTGGAAATGGTGGTGGTGGTGATGCTGCTGGTGGTGGAGCACCCGATGCTTATCTGTCTGGTGGTGCCGGTGGTGGTGCTGGTACTGCTGGTGATAATGGTGGGGGCGACGGCACCAGACCTAACGGTGGTGATGGACAACCATTCCCACAATTTGCATATCCATTATGTTTCCCTTCACCATATCTTCCAGGATTTGCTACACCAAGTACTCCAATTGCTGGATATACAGCTTCACCTACTTCTGATCATTATGGTGGTGGTGGAGGTGGCGGTAAGCACCGTGCTGGCAGCGGAAATGCTCAAACAGGCACTGGTGCGGGTGGCATCGGCGGTGGTGGCGGTGGAGGTAATGGTCAACCAACTCATTCTTTTAGTGGATTAGATTATCTTGGTGGTGGTGCAGGAGACTCAGCAGGATATGAGACCACCGCACGCACTGGTGGAAAAGGTGTTGTTATTGTAAGATACACATAGTAATTAAATTATTTTTACAATGGAATTGAATATTATTGATGATTTTTTATCACATGAAGATCATCGTCAACTAAAAAATTTAATAGTGTTTAACCAAAACTTCCCTTTGCATTTTCAGAGAGAAGTTTCTGGTGAGAAGGTAAAACGTGAAAATTGGGATTGGTATGCTACTCATACCTTTTATCACCAAGATCATCCATGCAGCCCATATGCGAATGACATTTGTAATTACTTTATTCCTAAGTTTGTGAAAATGGATATTTTTAAATCTCTGATGAGAATTAGAGTTAATTTTTATCCATACACCAATGAAATAAAAGAACATGAACCACATATTGACTACAAGTTTTCACACCATGCTGCAATTTATTGTTTAAATACTTGTGATGGTTTTACAAGGATAGGTAGAGAAAAAGTTAAGAGTGTTGCTAACAGAATGTATTTCTTTGATGGAAGTGTAGAACACAATTCATCAACAACATCAGATAATGCGGGAAGATACAATATAAACTTTAACTTCTTGTAGACACTCCATAAACCGTCCACTGAGCCTCACAGAACCCTCTGTGAGGTTTTATAGTATCTGCATACAACACACAGGGGGGTATGACTGCCACTCACAAGTTAATCTTCATTGCATCGTTCTTCTGGTTCATGAACTGGGCTCAAAGAATTTGTTATCTTGTATTTTCAAATGTTCTCTAAATACAGATGCTTGACTGTGGTTATTCAAGCAAGGGGGGGTGGAAACACCCTCCACCATAAATAATACATACCACAGTCAAAGCAGTATGAATAACTATTATACTTACGCTTATTTGCGTGAGGATGGAACTCCTTATTACATCGGCAAGGGTGTCGGAAGGAGAGTCCATCATAAAAATCACTGTTTACCAATTCCCCCTAAAGATAGGATATTGATGCTTAAGCAGAACCTTTCAGAGGATGATGCGTTCAAACATGAAATCTATATGATTAGTGTGCTTGGACGTAAAGATAAGGGAACAGGTATGCTAAGAAATCTTACAGATGGTGGAGAAGGAACATCCGGCAACATACTGTCAGATGAAACTAAAAGAAAAATAGGAACAGCAAACAGTGGACAGAACAACGGAATGTATGGAAAGTCCGGCGAGAGCAACCCCTTCTATGGGAAACATCACACAGATGATTTCAAACAGCAAAAAAGTAGGGAGGTAAAAGAGCACTGGAAAAAGAACCCTCACCCCTGGATAGGTAGAAAGCACTCCCCAGAAACCATTGAAAAAATTAGACAGACAAAACTTGGTAGAAAACTCTCCCCAGAACATAAGGAGAAAATAAGACAGTCTATGTTGAAACGCAATGCTCTATCTTGACATCACCGGAAAGGCGTCTAAAAGACGCTGTAAGGACATCATTCCCTAATCGCTTGACAAGTTCTAAAAAACCCTGTATAATTACCTTTGTGGAGGTTGATCAAACCATGGCTATTAAAACTAAAAAAGAACTCATTAATGTCTCTCCAAAAACTAAACGTGCCCGAAACAGATTCTGTAATCAAATGGATTCTTTACACGCATGTGTAGTAGAACAACGTAAAGATGGAAAACTATTTCTTGCTTCTATCTCTGGTAAATACTTCTTTTGGATGAATGAATCATCCGACGATCACTGGGAGATTGTAAAATGAAAGATCAGAACAACATCGAAGATAATGAAAGTAAGCAAGACAAATGGAATCGTGGTCTTGATATTTTCATTGAATCTGTAATCAAACCTGATCCTGCTTTACGACAGTGTGCCCACAATCAGTTGTGTTATCATGAATTGATGGATGTTCGTCAGGATGTTCTTGATTATCTTAAAACCAAAAGATGGAACTAATTAAACCTAACGATCCACAGTATTTTACACTTTCATCTGATGAACCTTATGATCGTCATCACTACAAAGTGACCAGTAAATCTGGTGATATTATTACTGTGGATAATTGGGAAGATTTGAGAACTATTTGGTGGAACAAAAAAGCATTTCTTTCACATGTAGAAGTCATTGACAAACCAAAAGCAAAACAATCCAGAGGATTTCAATAGAATACCTTATGTTCTATCACTCTTGGTTGTAATTTTCTCTTGTATCTGTGTTATAGTGGCAGGATACATACATGGAAACATGCATGTTAGTGCTGTTTACAAGTCCCTCACTAATTTCACATGAATCTATCACTGCAAGAAGTCGATCACCTTTTGAAAGCATTGGATACAATGTCAGCACATGATGTTGCAAGAGCAAGGGAACAAATTGCACCAGGAGTTGTAGATCATCTGCGACTGGTACAAAAACTACAAGATTATCGTGTTCGTTTAACCTGATGAGTATTCATGAAAGAATTGAGGAACTATCTCAGATTGGTCGTAATGAAGATGGTTCGATTTACAGAAAAGCAGGAACAAAAGAATATTATGATGCAATTAAAGTAGTCAGTGACTGGATGATTGCAGATGGGATGCACACCTATGTTGATGAACATAACAATCTCATTGGTACAATCCCTGGAACAGATCGTGATGCAAAACCAATCGTAGTTGGTTCACACATTGACACCGTACCTACTGGTGGTAAGTATGATGGTGTCTTAGGTGTGTTAGGTGGCATGGAGGCAGCAAAAAGATTGAAAGGAACTACTAAACATCCTATTCAG